ATTCAATCCCCAGCATGTGCGTATACCGCCTCCGTACCAAACCGCAATCGAGGCAATGCCGCTCCTCTTCAGGCGGTTTCGTGTCCCGCACCGGATTCCATGCGCTCCACCGCAGATGCACACACAAGGCCGGGATGGTCCTGTAGGGCATCGCTAAGGCACGGGGTCCGGGTCGTCCGGGTCGTCGGCTGTGGTTGCCGCAGCTTCAGGCAAATCGGCCGGCGTCGGAGGAGGGTTGGGATCTGGTGTCCCCGGACCTGTAGGCTCAGGCAAAGGGTGAACGGGCGGCGGTGGCGGGCTTGGCGGTACGCTTCCCATAGTCGTTCCTTTCAGTAGCGTGGATTCTTTGCGTCCTGCGGGGCCTGTGAAACGTCAGCCAGCGGGTCAATAAACTGGCCCTGCTGAGAGTCCCAGTCCATCGGGGCCTGGTTCCCATCTTTGCTGTGCTGAATCAGCCAGCGCAACTGCTTTTCCTGCAACTCCTGCTGTTTGTCTTCGAATTGTAAATGCTGGTCCATGCGGTTCAGGTGCTCGTTGACGCTCGTCACCCAGCCGCTTGCAGACCACACACCGCCACCGAAGGCCAGTGCGAATCCGACAAAGGCCCCGATAGCCGTCTTCATGGAAATGGTGCTCTTTTCCGCATTGACTGGCGGATCGCCGTCTTCGCGTATGATCGCCACTCTTCGCTCCCCCTGTCGCCGCTCAACCATTTAGATGGCCCTTCTCACAGCAGAGATAACTACTGAATCTTCGCGCCGGACATCTTCACGCCGGATAGCGTCGTGGCTGATACGGACGGACTGCCTCCCGGCGTGTAGCTCAGAACCTCCATGCAGGCCGCGCACACAGAGTAGGTCGTGCCGCTGGTCGAGGTCGAGGCCGGAAGCGTGACCACTGGCGCAATGCTTGCCGCCCCAAGAAAGGCATTTTCGTTGTGGTCGGTAATCAAATTGTTGTTTCCCAAAATGGTCTGTGTCACCGTTCCCGTAGGCGCTCCCGCTCCAGCCAAAGTCACCGATTCAGCAGAAGCGAGATTGTTGTTGAAGATGATTGTCGCCCAGTTCGTACCGTCCGAGAAAGCAAAGACATTGACATAAGGCACTGCGGAGTTCGCAAGAATCGCTCCGCCCTGTCCTCCGGCATAACTGAACGTAGGAGTCCCGGACTGTGTGACGCTCATCAGGTATTTCTTGGACCCAACAGCCTGATTGATGACCTGAAGCGCGATAGACAGCGGACGGTCATAGTCTCCGCAGGTGTTCAGTTGCCCTGGCCCGCAACCCAACGTCCGTTCGATGCCCCAGATCGGAGGGACGATAGTGGTACAGGTTCCAGAAGTGCAGTTGTAGGACGGTTGGTTGTTTTCTGACAGCGCGAAGATGTTGATCGGTCCTGTGACTCCAGCGTCTCTCCGCCCCAAAAGGACATGCTCCGCTTCCGCCAAACCGTTGCCGAGGGATGCCTGAATCTGGTCCATCTGGAGTTGCGTCATGCCGACGCCGCCCTCTAACGCTTCGTTCACTTCGTACTCAGCGGTAGGCAAGCTGAAGGTGGTTGAGATGTAATTCACATTCTCATAGACCGACGTGGCATTGGCTGGTGGAGAAGTCACCGAATCCCAGTTGACAATCTCCGCCCATTCGTCCAGGAAGGGCGCTCCTGTGGGGGAAACGTTGCTTCCTGATGTGGAGTAGGTCGTCAGCGCATCGAGCGTGTAGGGAGCAACGTCTACCATGTCGGGCAAATGCCCGGCGGAGGTCGCGGCGGTCAACATGCTGTGCACCCAGCCCGACCCGCCGTAGCCCTGATTTGGAGAGTTCCATGAACTGCCCACGATGGTAATGACCGCGCTGTTGTAGCCAGTAGCCGCACGCGCCGCCGCCGCCGCTACCCCGGTCAAATATCCAGCGCAAGTCCCGTTGCCGCAATAGACCGTGCCGGGTGCGCCGAAGTTCCACTGCTCATTGCCCGGCTCAAGATGGATGCGCTTGCCAATCGCTGCAAACTCGGAGGTAAAGCCCTGCGTCGAGAGCCAGGTGATGAGATTCGTCCACTCCGTCGCAGAAGCCGGGTTGGGCACGACCAGCCAGCAATCCACCTGAAGGAAATAGCACAGTTGCAGATCGTAGGAATACGGCATGGGAGGAAACAGCCCTCCGACCAACGGACCAGGCGTGTAGATGCTGTTCGCCGTCCATGCGATGTTGCCTTCCGCCCCGGTCAGTTGAGGGGTGTAAGCGGAAACCAAACCGCCGCCAAAGCGGAGAGAGCCTGGATTCAGTGCCTGGAGTTTCCTCACTACGGCATCCCTGAAGGGCGTCGTGTTGCCGGAGAGCGTCGAGCCTTCATTGAACTGGGCATCCTGAATGTCTACGGTTCCAGTGCTCGTGAAGATATACCGAATTGAGGACGTTTGCGCTCCCGTCTCCGCGCAAGCTGTCGTGCAGGTATAGGAGTAGGTGGTCCAGCCGACTCCGTTGCTTGCGTTGTACGTCGGACTGACTGTGGTGGAGAGAAACGGCGTTCCCCCGATGCGGCTGATGGTGACAGTGAGGCTGCAACCCACTGTCTTGCACTTCGCCTTGAAGGTCGGGGCGTAAGTCCCGTTGACGTTCAGCCAGGGAACCTGCGTTGCCGCCAGCGTCGAATTCGTGTTGGTCAGGTTGCTCGAAACGGCATCCAGATACATGATCCAGGTGCAGCTATCGGGAAGCTGGAGGCTCTGCGTCGTGTTTGAGGACGAAGGGCTGGTATCAGCGGTGTCGTAAACTGCCCCGTTACAAATAGACCCTGCCCCGTTGTAGAACGATTGCGGATTGTTTTCTGAGGCCGGGACAGTAAGAAGCGTGACGAGGAGCATATCACCCGCGCTGGGGCTGCAAGCGTTGCTGATGGCTGGGGAGAGCGTGAAGGTGACGCCACTGGTCCCTATCGTCGAGGCCGTGATCGTTCCAGTCCCATAGGATGTTCCGCTGGTTGCGTTGAGCGCGTTAAATGTAGCCCCGACAAAATAGCTCGCCGGGTAGGTGCTAGACGTGCTGTTGTACCACGAGGTTGTTGAATTCGTACCCCCCGTGGTGCATTTGAAAACCGGGCGCGAGATTTGTCCTGGAATGTCACCGCCAGCGGCGTAGGCCAGGTTCTTGAGCAACTGTCCCGTTCCATAGTTGGTGATGTCCCCCATGTTGACGCCGATGCGGTCCACCGTCGCCACTTGCGTGTTGGCGAGAGTCGCCGTGGTCTGCCCAAAGGCAGGGAGACACAGCAGGAGGAGCGGAAGGTAACGCTTCATTTGCAGTACCATTTCGTCGCGCTCAGAAGATAGGTGCAGGTCATATCGGCGGACGCGGCTACGACGTTGGCGATATTGCCGGTGGTGACTGTCGCAAATCCAACTCCGAGAAAGGTGATCTGACAACTGATACCCGTGACGGTGCAGGAACTATTCGCCGGAGCGGTGATCGTTGCCAGGGCGGTCGGAGCTGTTCCGGTCAATTGGACCACTCCAGAAACCGGAGCAATCGTTGTGCTAATGGCAGTCACAGCTATAGCAGCCGTATAATACCCTGGAATTCCGAGGCCGTCTTCAGTTAAGACAGTCGTAGCGTTGCTTTGGTTTGACAGCGTGAAGCCGTTCAGAAGTCCCTGAATGTACGCCCCAGAGAGTCCTCCTCCAGAATTTCCCGACTTCGATAAAATCAACGTTTGATAGAACGCAGCACTGTTGTAGTAGGTTTGGATTCCGGTGGCAGGGCTGACTCCCGCCGCATTGATATAGTTCATCGATGGGTAGTACATTACCCCGCCACCGAACAATTTCACCAGCCACGGTGTCGAGGTCAGCGTCTCCGCGTGAATCTCGGTCACGAGTTGAACAGTGTTACTGGAGGCTTGCGCAGTTCCGGCGCTGCCAAACGCCCCGCGAGTTAATCCGGTAAAGGTGTTACCTCCCGAAACTCCGGTATAGATGACCAGTTCAGCAGTTCCCTGGAAAGAACCTGCGCCAACGAGCAAGACTCCCTGCGTGGGGTAACCTGTGGTACTTGCTACTGTGAACGTCGTTTGGCTCGAAGTCGCGGACGAACTCAGCGTTGTGTTGGAGGCTGGGACCAGTGCAGGTATGAATCCAGTGGTGTTATCGAAGTCTGTGATGTCCACTGGCGTAGTCGTTCCAATACCCACAGGAGAGCTAATCGAGGACCCGCCGATATAGATCGCACTGGTGGCTGTGCCCGTTGTTCCTCCCGATGCGTAATAGACCGTCTGCCCAGTCGTGCCCGTGGGCAGCCCTCCACCGCTGTACTGAGGGATATTCAGCACGCCGCTGGTGACGGTAGCTGCGCCAGATGAGCCAGTAGTGGTCAACGATGAGATGAACTGTGAGGTTACACATTGGCTGTTCCCCGCCGTGCAAATGCGGGAAAGGCCAGTGTTGTTCTCATTTACTTCTGCATAGCCGTTGGTCGCATCCGAGGCATAGATTGCCGAACCAGCCGCACCCGATACCGCAGTTCCCGCAGGGATTGTCAGGCCGTGGGGCGTGCCGGAGATTGTAATCGGCTCGGAGGACGTGATCGTTCCCGCTGTCGTATTGCCGTCGTCAAGATGAGATTGCGCTCCGATGGTCGTTGAGGCCGTCGCCAAAGGAATGACTCCGTTGGCCTGCCCGGAGACTGTGCCCGAGCCGCCGCCGCCGCTCCCGGCAACCGCGCTCCACGACGATCCGTTGGAGTTGCAAATGACCTTTGAGGAGCCGCCGCCCGTTGAGCAGTCCGAGGTCGAAGCCCCATCGGTGACGAAGTAGAAAGTTCCAGGCTGACTCGATGCCGCTGGCAGTTGGGCCACGGTAGAGCCGAGCGTGTATCTCCAGGGATTTATTACTCCCTGCCCCCACAGAGACGGAGCCAGCAGTACGATCAAAAGCCTAAGCCATTTCATAGAACCTCTCAATGTGTCGTCAAATCCGCCTGGTAGAGATAGCACTGGTCCGTCGAGGCGCCGCTGGCGTCCGTCATCGTCACCGTAACCCAGAGGTTAGAAGCCACGCTCTGCGTGCTCACCACCGGATTTAGGGCCGAAGTCGCTGTTGTGTTCGCCACGATGAAATGCGACCCCGATTCGCTGCTGTTCGACCCTTCCCACTGGAGATGAATCTTGTCTACTCCAGGCTTGGCGGCAGTGATGGCCGTGCTGCTGCTCAGAGCAAATCCACCTCCGCCCGCCGTGGTGCCGATGGTGACACTCGGTGTACACGTCCCGGTGTTCGCCGTCGTGCATTGGAACGGAGCACCCGACCCAGTACACCCGGCGTACGCCAGCGTCATATCCAGCGCGGAGGTACTCGTCAGCGTGTTGGCTGGAATTTCAAGCGAATAGACGACTGTAGCCGAAGTCGGATTCAGAGCATAGGTCGTGAACGTCACGGCCTGGGTCGTCTCATTGTTCGACGGAACCTGATTGAGCGTCACCGAAGTCCCGCTGACCCCCGTGACGTACGTCCCTGCCGAGATCCCAGTCGCCGTGACCAGTTGACCTATGGAAATACCAGTCCCTGAGGCAACGGAAATGACTGCCGAGGCCGTAGTCCACGTCCCGGTAGTCGAGACGTACGGAGAAAGAAGTTTGGCCGGGAAGAACGATGCGGGCGCGAGTACGCAGGTTGAGCACGCAATCACCACTTCCTTGTTGGTCACGTCGCTGTAAAAACCCGTCACGACTGCGTTGATCGGCACGGTGAGGGTTGAGACTCCGAGACTTGCCAGGGAGAAGGCTATGCCCGTGGCTCCTGTCGAAAGTCCGCAATTCGCGGTAACGGAAGAATCCTCAATCGTGCCGGCCGCCGTGAACGTCATGGTCCACATCTCGTCTGGGTTGGTGTAACGCACAAGGCCGCAGAGAGGCTGCGAATTACTTCCTGTCACCTGGAATTGCAGAGTCGTTCCCGTGGTGTCGATGACGCCCTGGGTGACGATGGGAGGTGTCGCGCCATAGATCGTCTCGCTGCCTACCGTCTGGAAATTGTTCAGCGTGTAGGTTCCCGTACCTCCGGTTCCTGTTCCGAAAGCGGTAACAACGGTATTCGAGATGAGAGCCGTGCTCGTGCTCCAGAGCAGATTGTTCAGGGCAATCGTCCCCGAGGAAACTGCCGTCACCGTCATCACATTGCCGGAAATTGAAGCCGTGAACTGCGCCGCTGTCGAGTTGCTGGTGGGGATGGTAAACGAAGGAGTGACCCCGGAGATAATCCCTGGTGCGCCTCCCGGATTGTTTCCCTGATTGCGGAAGGTCTGCCCGACGTTCGAGACTGGCCCAACGACTTCGTTGACCGGATGCTGGTACTGGACGTTGTTGCGGTTCAACTGAAAAGGATTCTGGGTGTATTGCGACTGCCACAGAAAGCAGTTAGATGTGTGAACTCCAACGTTCCCCAGAATGATTGTCCCGTTGAAATTGGCTTCCTGATTCGCCGTGAAAGCCTTGCTGAACATCCACCCGTTCGTGCAGCCCGTACTTCCTTCGTGGTGGGTAAAGTTCCAGTCAACATCGCTGATTCCGTTCACCCAAAAGAGCAGTGAACCATCCTCGTAAATACCTCCATCAAAGGAGGTCTTATAGGGGCTGGCGTTCAGGGTCTCGACATAACCTGTGGCCGTGTCGGTGCCGGACCAGGTGAGAGTCGTGCACCCGGACCCTGAAAGTGTTCCCGTCATCGACCCCGCTGTTCCGGGAAAATACCCGCTGGCAATCAGAGACGGAGCACCAGGGTAAGGCCCGGTATACGTCGCTGTGGAAGTCAGAGTAAAGACGCAGCCATTCAGCGAAGAATTTCCTGATCCGGTGGAGTTGAAGCCATTCATATAGAGCAGTGAACTCGATCCGTTTGGCGAACCCGGCAAAGGGACATTCGTCGAAGTGAAGGGCATCGTGCAGGTTCCCGAGGTACACGAGATGGACCCTGAAATCGCGACTTGCCCGTAGTAAGGAGCCAGCGTTGAGGCAACCGCGGTATCGGGAGTGGCGGAAGCCGTGGCCTGAGAGGTAGGCCAGGTGATCGTGAAATTGACTTGACCACAGGAGGCTCCAGGACAGGTCGCGGGGCTGGTGGAGACAGTCGCCGCCTGTACGTTGCTTCCGTTGAGAACCCCAATCAGATTCGCTGGTGACGTATTGGCAGGGGAAGAAGTCCACGGCGAGGAGGTCCAGGTCGCTCCATCGGGATTGGTCCAGGAAGTCGGAGTAGACGCGAAACTGAGCAGGTATCCGGCATTGATCGGCATCGGACCTGTTCCCGTCGCGGTAAACGTGTTGTAGGGAGAGCCGGACGTGATGGTGTAGGTGGAGAACGTAATGCTCTCGGGCCAACTGGAGTTGCCGAGATAAAAGTCAGTAGCAGCGAACGGGCCTGTGGTGTCGTTGTTCGGCGTTCCAGCGATCGGTTGAGTTGAGACATTGACTCTTTCGAACTTGTCACTGCCGCCGTTGCCGCCGATATAGACGCCAAATCCACCGCCAGCGGGACGGTAGAGCGTCCAGTCCTGAAACCCGCCCTGCTGGACCGGATTGCGAGCGCTGTTCGAGCCTCCGTTTAAGTGGACCGTATCCCCGTTGCAGCCGTTGAAATTCAGGTTGGTCCAGGTGGGCTGCTGAAGATACCCGGACTGCACAGAGGCGTAGTTGAGCCAAACCGCCGATTGAAAGCTACTCGCCGGACAGACGAAAGAAAAGTCCTTCCATGTGATGTTGTTCGCAACGGTATTCAGACCCTGCACGAAACACGGCGTTCCGTTCGTGGGGCAGGTCAAAGTCGTGCCGTGGACCCCGTTGGCATTGCCGGGACCGTCTCCGTAGAAAGACTGAAACGAGGAAAGGGTAAACGACCCCGAGAACGGATAATTCCCCTCAGCCAGTTTGAACGCATTCCCGATGAAGTTGCACGACGTGTGCTGCAACAGGCTGCATTGCGAGTTGGAAGTTGTTGTCGGGCCGTAGCAGGTATAGACCCCGCCAACATCGTCGCAGGGAATCTCGAAGTCCCACGGTCCCCCCATGGCGTTTTCTGCCGCTGTGTTGCCTGTGCTAAACCAAAACTCGCACCCTGGGTCCTGGACTCCGCCCGAGACTCCGTTGAGATGATTCTGCAACTGCGTGGCCGCAATATCGAGGCACGCCTGAATCGCTACCCCTCCGCTGGGATTGTGGGTGCCGTCCACCAGAAACGTGGAGTTGAGTTTGGAGGGTTGGATGGCTGTGCCGGGAATGAAGCCGCCGCTGACAGGGACTCCGGTAATCGTTATCGGCGTTTGATAGCAGTTCGGACACGTCCCGCCGGAGAGAACGATGTCAACGAACGACCCCGTGGCGGCGAAGAAGGTCCACTGGCCCAGATTGGAAGCCGTGAACGGGTTGCCGAGAGTCGTCCCGCCAGAGTTGGAATAGATGGGAACGATGTTCGTCGTGCCAGAGTAGTAAACCGTTACGAGGCACGACGGAACGATGCCCTGCTGATAGTTTGTCGAAAGCAAGCCGGAGAGCAAAGCCTGCGATGCGCCCTGCGTACAGAAACCTGAAATGGCAGCGTTCTGCCCGTGCGCGAGAGGCGCAAGCAGACAGGCAAGGAATACCCACTTCTTCATCGCGTCTCCAAAAAGAAAAGACCCAGGCATCGCCTGGGCCACGGCACCGTCCTTGCGGGGTGCTCAGAATCCGGTAGTCGCCACAATCCTATCACGCGCTACCGCCATGTCGTCACGTCTTTTCCATCGCGCTTCGTCAGGGGTTATTTCCTGAGTATGATGGCAAACTCTGGCCATCGGACACGGCGCCAGCCGGAAACAGGCCGACCGTCGCATCTCCGTCCCTCTGGCAAAGATTTCGCGCGCGATCTTTCCCAGATCCCCGCGTCCCGGTTCGGCATTACAGGAGAGCACGAGGTCATCGAACGCCTGGTCCTGCTGCATGATAGTCAGCCAGTCTTCGGCCTTGTGATCGGTCTGCTCCCGGTAGACCCGCTTCCAGTTGTCGGTGAATTTCCCCTCGCGCTTCTTTACCCTGAGAATACGGTTTTCAGGATGGATGTACCCCGTCGTCCAAGGCGAGACGCGGAAGCCTTTCCTCGCCTGCCCAATCACAATGACGTTGAGCAGCATCGGCCGGCCTGTCGCCAGAGTGTCGGCCACGGTCCACCACGAGGTCTTCTCTTCCTGCTCGCGTAAAACGTTCCACGTGGAACACAGGACCACCCGCCTGAGCCTTCCATCGGGCAAAAGGTAGCTGAGTGGCTCAAACTCGAAGCCATCGCAGGAAACCACCCCACAGGGCGTCCACAGCCCCTCTGCCGTGAGATAGGCGCAGACTGTCTCAATCAGGGCCGCATGGTGCATTGCCAAGTCGAAGACGTTGTAGGCTTCGATGTCGAGGCCGGGATTCGCCGCGGTTGCCAGAAGAGCGTTCTTTGCCTGGCAAGGATCACCGGAGATGAGTCCCACACGGAGGGATTGATGAAGAGCCTGCGCCAACGGAACGCGAGGGTAGAAATACTCCCGTGACCAGGTGCAGAGCCGCTCACAGGCGTCGTGGTTGGCCACGTCTTCGGTCGTGACCCGCTTTTGCGGCGGAAACGCTACAAGTGTCATTGAACGGGCGATTGCTGGCTGAAAGCGGGATGCTGGACTTGCGCCGCCCCGGAACCTGCGACTCCTGCCAGAAGAGCGGGCGCAACGTTGATGCCCTGCTTCTTGGCGGCCTGGGCAATCTGACTGACATCGCCTCTCATTTCGGGAGGAATCTCCGCCAGATCGCGGGCTGTGGGCTCGGTCAGGAGACGGACGACTTTCGGGTTTTTGAGCATCCCGGCAAGGAATTGTGTAGCCCCGTACGCTCCAACACCCGCTCCGACATCGGCGGTGATGTTGACGCCGTGATGCCACACGTCCACCAGAGCCCTCATGCCGATAGCGTAGCGGGCCGCTCGAAACCCTGCTTTCTGAATCCACAGCGCACGTTCCTGAAGTCCCGCTGTCTTGGCATTGCGGATGTCCTCCGTGCCGACGTTCCTGACGGGAGCCTTGAGCGGGGGGCGCGGTTTAGGGACAGGCTTCGTCTTTGGTGGTTCTGGCACCACTTCATCAGGCGGTTTCGGAACGGGTTTCCGCATCGCCCGAGCCTGCTCTTCAGATGGAAGTTTTGCCAGTCTCTCCCGCGCGGCCGCGGCGTTCTGGAGCAGTTTTGGAATCTCCGGGTCAAAAGAGCCGAGCAGCCGATTGCGAAACTCGTTGGTCTGCGATTCAGTGAAATCGGGATTTGCCGTCTGAATGGCTTTTCCTGCGCGATCGGGAATCGAGTCTGAAGACTTTCCAAAGGTTTGTTTCATGCGGCGCCAATAGTTGCGCGCGTCCTTCAGTTGCGCTCCCTGCCCCTGAGAGTCAGCAATCCGCTGCATGTCGTCTCCGATGGCATCGTGCAGTGTGTCCATCGCGGCGTACACGTCGCCGGGGAGATTTCCCTTGGACAGAGCCGTGCCGAGTTCGGAGTAGTAGCCCTGCAAATCCTCGTAGTTCAGAGCCTCGCCCTGCTCAATCTTGCGGGAAATGTCTTTCAGGATGGCAGGTTCCGTCTCCGAGCCTTTGATCTTGCCCGAAGCATCCACCACTGCGTTCTGAATCGTCTCCTGATCGGCCGGCAGCGGATTCAGTTTCTCGTTGACCGCGCTGTACTTCTCGTTGCCAATCTGGAGTGCGTCGTGACGCGCCTTCTCCGTCGCAATGTCTGCGGCTTCCGTCTGGGCTTGGATGTAGGTTTCGAGGCCAGCGCGAGAGTCGGGAATTGCCTCTGCCGCCTGGTTGGTGTGTTCCACGTCCGTCTTCTCCGCCAGGTGCTTGACGTGGGCTTCCGTGTTCCTGCGGTTGGCTTCCGCCACTTCCGCATCGTGGGCTTTGAGAGCTTCGGCGTTTCCCGCTTTCACTTTGTCGGCGCGGGTAGTATCCATTTCGCTGCGCTTGGCGTTGAGCTTCGTGACTTTGTTTGCAGTCTCGGCGTTCTCCGCTTTGGTCGCTTCGACCGCTTTGGCCGTCTCCGTAGGACTCGTGCCAGTGATCTTTTCCATCCCGGCACGAAACGCCGGAGGAACCACCTTCGCCACGCCCTTTACGCCTTCACCTGAGAGCAGCATCCCGGTATCCGCAAGTCCCTGCCCAACTGCTTTCGCCCCGTTGCCTTCGGACTCTGCTTCGTTGACCCCCGCTCCCATCGCTGCGACTCCAGGAACAGGAACAGCCGCAAGAGTCTCGGAAACAGCACCGCGCACAGGCTCGTGCTTCTTGAAGAAATCGGCGGATTGCTGTGTCAACTGACCACGGCTCTGCACTTCACCTTTCCCCATGCGGTAGGCCAGCAGCGCGGCAGGATTCACAGCCAGCTTCTTTTCAAGGTCCGTCTGCGGAGGAGCGAAGAGACTGGCGATGCCCTTGCCAACCCCCTTGACTTCGTTCCACGCTCCCGACGCAACTTCGCTCCAGTTGTGCGGGTCGAGAACGGCGGTTACTCCCTCGTGGAGCGCGGAGTCGCCTTCAGGAGCGAAGATGGGCTGGCCAGCGGAGTTCCTGCCTGCGACTTTCGTTCCCGGCAGGGGATTGGTCGCATAATCAGGCCCGAGCAGAGTGTCCAGTTTGGCTCTGCGAGGGTCATCCTGCGGCAACTGTTTGCGAATTTCAGTAAGGTCCGCGCGGTCCTGTGCGCTCAGTTGAGGGTCCGGCATTAGCTCACCCCGATAATGCGTCCGCTGGCATCGCGCTGAATTTTGATACCACCCTGTGAATCATCAGGAGTTGTCTTGCCGCGGCGGTTATCCTCTACCTGCTTCGCGTTGGTGTAATTGTCTCGCGCCGAGCGAAGGAACCACTTGTACTGCTGGGGCGTCATGGTCCCCGAGACGTACTTCATCGCATCGCCTTCGAGACGAACGACAACACCGCCAAGGTTGTTTACCTGGTCGATTTCTGCCTTCGTGACGCGATTCACCCGTCCCCTGAGCCACGCCAGGATGATGCCCTGCGAGCCGACAGGATCGAGATTCTTGCCGTCGTTGCCGCCTGCCTTTTGCACATCCAGCAAAGCGTTCTGGGCTGCATCAGTCAGCTTGGAGTCATTCGTCTCCGCTGCGGTATCGCGATGGCCGACTACGTGCGGAGCGTTCTTCGAGACAGGGACTTTCTTCGCCCCTCCAGCGGGCTTAGTGCCCGGAGGCCGCGCACCAGGATTGGCCGACTGCGGGACTTGCGGTGCTTCCGCTGACGATGGCGGAGTCGGAGTGTCACTGGGCAGTTCCGCTACCGTGTCGCCGGAACCCTTGCGGGTGTAGCGCACCATCGGCGTCTTCACCAGATCGCCGTTCGCCTGCTGCGTGATGACATCGTAGTGTGTTTCCGTGACTTCATCCTTCTTGCCGATGAGGGTCTTTTTCGTCGGGTCGTGGGCATCTACCGCATAGATGTTTCCGCCGTCCGTGACCGTCTTCCACGTCTTCGTGGTGTTCGCCATTTTGACGTTCTGAGCGATCTTCTCTGCCACGTCCGCAGGGATGGTTGGGTCGTCGTACCCGTTGTAGCCAAGAGCGCGCGCTTCGGAGTCCCACTGCGCTTTCTGCACAGAGTCTCTGGGGCGCCGCGCCTGCGCGACAGCCAACGCGGATGCCTCTTTCTGCTTCTCCAGTTCCAGCGCTGCGGCGTTCTTGCGCTCCTCTTCCGTGGGAGCCGCCGCCAACGTCGCGTAGTCCGGTCCCGGTTGCGGATTGGGATTCCCCGCCGCCTTCAGATGATTCCCCAACGCCGTCAGACCCTCGTGAATCTTCGCGTAGACGGGGTTGTGAGCAAACGGATGCTCCACCGGAGGCGCAGACGGCTGCTGTGGGGCAGGCTGGGGAGGCTCCGGGGCGTTGCCGTGGACAGGCTGTGCGGCGTCCGGCTGGCCGAAAATCAGCCCGTGAAGATGCTGGGCGAAGGAAGCATGTTGAGCGGGGCCGAGCATCCCGACGTACTGCTTCATCAGGTCTTCGCGCTTCTGGAGCGCCGCCTGATACGCCGGGTCGTCCGGTTTCGGGAGCGGCGTCTGGATGGCGTTGAGATAGAGCGCCCCGATTGCGTTCCTCTGGGCGGTCTGGTCCGCTACCTGCCGCTGGGCAGATTCATCGAGCCGCGTGAAGTCGTACGAAGGTGCGCTCATATTCCGGTAATTCCCGCCGATACCGCTTTCCCCGTGTCTGTGGCCGAGAACATCTTCGTCAGCGCGTCGAGTAGTTCATCGGAACGCATCTGGTCCATCGTCCTTGTCTGACCAGCCTGCGATGCCAGCGCACTTGAGTCAGAGCCGCTTTGCGAAAGGAGATTCGTTCCCATCGTCCCGAGCGTCCCTGCCGCCCCCGGTACAGCCGCGTTGATGGCGTCCTGCGTTGCCTTGTCCACGGAATCGGAAGTCTGCTGCTGTTCTGCGTTGGTGCCCCCTCCCCGCGCTGTTCCCGTAGCGGAAATCTGCCGACTCTTCGCCGCTGCTGCTCCTGCCGCTGCATTGGTCGTCGGTGCGACTGCCGCGGTGACAGCGGAGCGGTTGCCGGAAAGAAGTTTTTCAAGGTACGCAAGAGCGTCACCGGAAGCCGTTCCACCCGCCTGCCCCGTGCGCGAGGCAAGATTTTCGAGGTTGCCGAGGCCCGCGAGCTGGAATCTGCGATCCGTCGCAACGGACTTATCGCCCACGCCAAAAGCCTCAAGCAATGCCGCCAGTCCGTTGTCGCCGCTCATAGATGCCTCTATCCTACCCCTGAATCTATGGGGCTTTGAAAATGAATTGACCGACCGCCGCCGACCAGGTAATCACCATGCCGTCCTTCAACGAAGCCGGGTCCGTGGCTCCCTGGATTTTCAGCCCAAGGATATTGTCCACCACGGGCACCTTTGCCACTTCGGATTTTCCCGCTGGCTTCTCCTGCTGCAACTGGGTTCTCAACTCAAAGATGTGGTCATAAGCCGTGTTGATCGCCTGCACCACGGCGGGGTGTGTGTCCGCTGGAAGAATCGGATAGGTGCGTTGTTTCTGGTCAAAGGTCATACTTCAGCACCTTCCTGCGAGGGTCCGCCGAAGAGAGGTCTTTTGGCGAACTCGGAAGTCCTGCCCCACTCCCCACACCACACTTCGCTCAGTTCCTTCCAAACGTAGAACGGCGCCGTCGAAGTCAGAGAGTACGCGAAAACTTTCCCTTTGTTCACAGGCAATTTTGCCAGAATCTTTACCGGAGCCAACTGCGCGCCCGTCGCTGCGAAGGTCTGTGTCACCGTCTGCCCGGTATCCGTTGTGATCGTCAGCGTCACGGTCGCTGTGGCGATATAGGCGAGGTTCGCCTGAAAGACGCTTTGATACCCCCTGAGGCCGTGCGTCTGCCCCTCCGTGCTCCACGTCTCCGCTGCTTCGGGGTAGGGAATCTTGAACCACGAAATATCCCACTGGTTCCAGTTAACATCGTCCTGGGGTTCTCTGCGTACCGAGTGAGCGATGAACGGATTCGTGAACGAAAACGCCTGTCTGGACTGCTGGGCGAAGTTCATCGGATACGGCGTGAAAGCGTGAGTCGCCAGCGTATCCGCGTCTCGCACCAACAGGGTCTTGTTCTGGCCGTTTGTGTTCGCTTCGAGCAAAAATCCCTGCCAGAATCCGTTGCCGGGAAACGGCCCGTCTTCCCAGTCGGTGAATCGAGCCTGCTCCGTCACAGGCTGCGGAATGTAAGCTGGCTGCCAGATGTAGAGCGTGGCCGCCGTCTCCCCGCTGGCGAAGGTCTGCGTACAGGAGATGTCGAGGCCGAGCGAGAACAAAATCGGATTCCCGGTATTCAAAATCACCGGAACTCTCGCTGTCCCGCTGACCGTCACATTCGCAGAAAGATCAGCGCCCCCCGAACACGCCGTGATGGTCGTCAGGCTGTTTTTGGAGGGCAGGAGCGACACGAAAGCATCGCCCCATTGTTTGTTTGCCCTATCCTCTCCGCCGATTTCTTCTGCCGTGATAACGCGGAAATTGATGGCCGTGCCTGCATCGCTGACTCCATCCGCCTGCACATAGACCTTCCCTGTCTGGTCGCCCATGACAAGGGTTTGCGGAGCGGTGTAGCTGATGCCTGCCTGCGTCGGAGCTTGCACGACAGCAACGTGGATGTGAACGCCATTCCCGTACTGATCAAGCGACCACGCTTTTCTGGCGATGTCGAACACCAGCGTCTGCCAGGTATTCGAATAGTCGATGAAGTCGAAGTAAATGTACCCCGCACAATGACAGAGCCGGAACTGCGCGGCCAGAGAGAAGTTGGGCGGATAAAACACCCCCCGATACGAGACGTTGAGAGCCTGCACGCCGTCGCGGGGAAAGATGTTGGACAGGTCCGCTTCCGTGAGATTGACACTCCCTTGCGAAATCATCCTGATTCCGTCGTCCGCGACGTAGAAGACATTTCTTCCGTCCGTGCAGATCCCAAAAGAAGAGGCCAGCCCTGGTCCCAAAGGAGTTTCAGGAGTCCACTGATTCGCCTGCCCAAACGAAGGCCGCAGCGGAAAGACGCGCGCGGAAGAAAAGGCCCATGACCTTCCCGCAGCATAGATGCCGCCGATTATCGGCTCAGAGGGAGCGGTCAGTTCGAGGTTGTAATTGTCCGGCACAGAGTCGGGATTGAAGTTCTTGCAGAACGAGACGGTCCCCGGTCGAAGTGGATCACCTCCTCCAAACAACACACCACCCTGATCGCTTGGCCCCCAGATGTAGGGCAGTTGCTGATTCGCAACCAATGGCTCGTAGATGTTGCAGATCGTGCCGCCGGCATAGACTCCGGCATTTTCCTGAAACTGAAAAAGCCATGTGCCTGCTGAGTAAACTGGCCGATTCCAGAGCGTGAACGCCTGCTGCGCCACCAGAACCTTGTTGCCGGGAAGATAATTCCCGATGAGCGAAGACGACCCCGCCGCGGGAGTAAAGACCGCGCTCGTCCCGACGACTGAGGCCGTGCCAGCCAACGGAACGTCGATAGAAGGCCACGGTTCGAGATTGTCGAAGTCGAGGATTTCTCCGCCCGAGATGGAAAGGTCATCGTAGATGTCGATGAAGTTCCCCGCCCCGATGGGAACGGTTCCCGCAAAGGTCCAGTCCGTCAGCACTCCCCCAAGCCGAAACACATCCCAGGTATTGAACTGCGGATCGTAAGCCGTACCTGGCAGAATGACCGTCGTTTGATCTCTGCGGGGAGAAACTCCATACCGCATGTCCGGGGAAGGATTGCCTTTTGCTCCGGTCACTGTGCTGCGCGGCCGGATGCGATACCGATACGGCGCTCCCTGCTGGCCCACATCCGTCTGGAATCCGCCGCGAAAATCAATCGAGTTGAACGCAATGATCGGAATCGCCGCTGAAGCGTTGATGAGAATCTGCACCGCATTGAGATTTAGCAGGGTCTTGGACTGATCGCTGCCCACGCGTACAAGCTGCTTGATGGGGATGAAAATGTCGGCCCACTGGTCCGTTCCGGGCGGGGTCTGGACGCCGGGGGCTACGCCTTTCGCGCTGTCTTCCTCTTCAATCGTGGCACGCTGTGCGTAGATTTGTGCCGCGCCCAACTGCGTCAGCGTATTGGAGACCGCGGCGGTAATGTCTGAGGGTCTTACCGCATAGAACAGGAAATTCTCCGTGAACGACCCGTCTCCGATGTCGAGCAGGAACTTCATCTCATTCAGGCTTCCCAGGTCTCCGACGAGAACGGAAAAGTGCAGATAGTCGTCATCCTGAAACAGCCGAAGACTGCTGATGAGCGCCGACCCTGAGAGTCCGCTGAGTGTCACGGTTCCAATACCAGCACCCGTGATCGAAAACACATAATCCTGAGAAGTGATCGCCCCGCTGGAACCCGAATTGTAGGTCGTGATAGAGCCGTTGATGGTGAAAGAATTGGAGGAGGTGTAGGTGCCGGTTGTCGAAGTCTCGAAACTGATTTGCCCGTTGAGTCCGATCGACACGGTGAGCACAAGGCACGCTTCGGAGCCGATGGTGATGATTGCCCCCCGGCGCAGCGTGCTCAAGACCTGTTGCTGGTAGAACGACTGTCCTTCGTTTCCCGCTCCCTGTGCGATGTTGCCGGGAACGATGACGCACTTTCCCGAAGTTCCCGAGTAGTAATAAATCCCCGCAATCGCGATAGCGGTAGCACAGGGGGTAATGACATCGAGGACTTCGGCATCCGCCCCGCCCAGCACCAGCAACATGCCGCGCTGATACTGCTGGCTGGGGCTGTTGGACACGACGGAATACTGAATCGCGGAGATGGCGGGATCGGCAAAAAACACCGTCATCGTGTCCGTCGTCCGCGCACCATTCGACACGGAACTTGCGACTCCCGCGTTCGTGATGGTCGGAGACACTCCCCAGGGAAGACCGATGGCCGAGACGAACCCGGCAGTCAGAGAAGCGTCCACGGGACTCTGGGGCTCGGCAATGCCTACTTTCTGATCGAGCAGCGCCGCAGAGCCGACGGGAAGAGAGAATTTCCGGTATGACTGGTTATCGCCAATGTACATCCACGGCAACACCGACTGATTCGGGCGGTAGGGAATCATCGACTGCGTGGAAGTCGGGTCAAAGGAACTGTCTACCGGAGTCGTGTTGTCGTCGCGATAGATGGAGCCATCCACCGCAGCGAGATAACGGATGATGCCCTGCCCATTGGAGAACCCGCAGATGTTGAGAACGTCGTCGCCGGAAGCGGTATTGAAAAGCAGATTCATTCCCGGCCGGCAGCGAATTTCATCATCCGAGTAGGAGCGCGCGTTGAGAAGCAGAGGGTATTTGGTCGCAGGGAGAGCATCAGGAGCGGCATTGGTCTTCATCCCGCCGTTCCTGAAGCGATACCCGCTTTCCGGCCTGGAAAAGGGGAGGGTCAATTCGCCTCTTCGTACAGCACGTCAATGACGTTGCCGCTGGTTCCGTAGAGATACCAGTCCACGAGATGCGTGCCGTGAAACGGAAACACGAGGACAGTCAGAGAACCCGAGGGGCTGAGTAAAATCCCTTTCGTGCTGCTGACGGTGTTATCTCCGAGGCGCACGTTCGCCGCTGCGTTGTCCTGAAAGATCAGCGCGGACGCATAGAGCTTGGGGTTGGTCGTGAGTTGCGTGGCCGCTGCGCCAAGAGTTACCTGCAAAATTCTCATTGTGTCTCCTGTAGAGCGAATCGCGGATCGGCCTCAGACTGGCGGCTAATCGGCGGGCGAAGCGTGGAAGCAAAGATGCCGGATTCCTTCAGGCGGGAATTGGTGTCTACTGCCGCTCGAATGAAATTCTGGTGCAGTGCGAGCGATTGCTGGAACTCCGCTCCGCCGTGCTTGAACAGTGCCAGGTGCTGTGCCTCATCCAGAATCACGTCGAGCACATCACGACTCACCTGGACATATGCACCATCGGTTGCCGGGATGGGAGCGTTGCCAACCAGCGACAGCACGACCCCCGTGGAGGCGGTAATCGTCGGAGAGACGGCGAACAGGTCAATCCCTCCGCGAACGATGCCGATTTGCGCCGTCGGGTTCGACTGCCATTCGTAATCGAACGTGTCCGCTTCCGCGACGGAGTAGGTGTCGCACGGGACGTTGTTGATGCGTGCCTGCGTCAACCACGGCATTTCGATCATCGCCTGCACACCATCGCGGAATCTCTGCTCACAGTATGCAGCACGCGCAAGGTCCATCGACTCGGATTCCTTGCTGAGAAGATCGGCCATCATGCCCCACTTCATCACCCAGTACCAGTCATCGGGAATCAGCAAAGGAGAGGCTGTGGGCGGAGTAATAATCCCACCGGAGAGCATGGCGAGAATGTCCAACGTATTCGGAGCGCTGGCCAGAGCATCGAAGGTAATGAACAGCGGAGGGCCAGCCAGAACATCCCACCCCATCGGCGTGCCGTAGCTCTGCTCATAAGCGTTCTCGAAATACTCGAAGGCCATGCCGTCTTCGCGAAAGAGAGTCGAGGGCGAACCCAAGCCTGCCGCGGGAAGGAACCGGATGCGCCGGAGGTCGAGGATGCTTTGTGCGGTCGAGTCGGGCAGTTGAACGCGGTTCGTGCTCGCGGGAAGGCCAAAGTTCGTCGCAAACGGGCCGATGTTGCATCCGGTCAGTTGGAGGATAGCGTCACGGCGCCGCTGAAGAGCCTGGGTGAAATCAGCGAGAGAAAACTGTGGCGTGCCCGTCCACGTCCCATTGCCTGTAGGGTTTTCAAGCAGATGGTATTGGGCGATGGTGTAGCAGTACGCATCGTTGAGCGTCTGGTAGCGTGGGGACGTAGGATTCGAGCCAACGAAGGAGTTCTGGCTGTTCCCGGTAGACTGCCAGGGCAATGCCGAAGATGTATAGGTGGCCGTAAAGTCCTGAATCCACGTTTGCGTCAATGTATTCCATGCGCGCAACGCCTCCGCGATGTAGAGATTCAACTCCGCTTTCAGCCAGTGAACGTTCCCCGTGTCGTTGAGGCGCAGCGCGAGCGCCTGCTCCGCCTGGAGCGATGTCTGGTACGCGTAGGGATTGTTTTGCGCCATCTATCGCTTTCTCGCTGGCTTCTTCCTGCCGTGTTTTACGTCGTGGCATTTGCCCTTGATGCACACCTTTTTCGCGTGCGTTTTGATCCCGTGGATGTGAGTGTACGCCCGTGATTTACGGTAAGCCTCTTCCGATTTGAAATGTTCTGTCGGCATCGCTCCTCCACGCACTCCAGCCAAAATTCGATGGGATTCATCCGCGCTTCCTTGCGCGCTTGAACACCTTGGCGAGATTCGCTTCTTTGCGCTCCTCTGGATTCGAGGAGTGAGCGGCTTTCGCCAACTTCTTTGCGGGAATCTTCTGGCCGGGTTTTACATGCAGACGACGCCGCAACTTCCCTTTCGTGCCTTTAGCCCTGATTGTCGCGTTCACCTTCTGCATCCGCTTCGCCATGACTCCTCCTACATCAGCGTGTTGTTCGCGCTCACCAGGCCCGTCTGGGGATTGAAGGTGGCCGGATAGCCGTAGCCCTGCACCCGCGTCATCACGGAGTACCAGGCATCGTAGCGGTCGCGGTCGAGAGAGCGGATTTCCTTCAACTGCGCCTTCCCCTGCTCCTCTGCCGCTCCCATCAGGAAGCGCCAGTCTGCGCCCTGTCCACGGGGATTCGCCGGGTCTTTGTTTGCCTCTGCCCACTCATAGGCTTTGACGCGCGCCAGCGTCCGCACCAGATGCTCCGTGATCGGGAAGGGCAGCGTGTCTGTGGGATTCACGAGGTCCGGCCCCATCCACGAGTACCAGGTCTGATAGGCGAACTGGCTCTGCGGCTGGGGATAGAGCTCGTACATCATCCAGCCGAACGTCGATGAGCCTGGGCGGGTGTCTGTTTGGAACGGAATCAGCGTGCCGGGATTGGCGAAGATTTGCCGCTGCGGATCGAACTGGTCGGCAAAGTCGCGGTACTTCTTCGCGTTGCCCGCGCACAGATCAATCGCGTTGTTGACATCCACGAAAGATTCCCACGCCTCGAAATTCTGCACCGGGACGGGGTAGTAGCACTGGTAGATCGAATAGCCCTGGCCCGAGCCAGTTCCCGTGTCGATGTAGGGGCGGTCGAGCGTCAGCGTGGCGTAGATCGCCGGGGACACAGGAGCGGTGTAGTCGATGATGTTGTAGATGGTGCTCTGCCCCACGCGAAACTGCCGCTGCGTCAGCAGAGAACCGTACTGCCCCACGGTGGCCCATGCCGCCGTCGCCACAGAGTCCGCTGTCACCGTGGGAGATCCAAACGCGACCGTGACGCTTCCCTGATTAACCAGCCCCGGAGTTCCGACGCCACTCTGTGACAACTGAAACGACCAGCCCCGCATGTTCTGGAGGTCGTGCCATGCGTCACGGATATGCGTTCTCGCCAGCAGAGACGAGTACTTGGGCACGGCGCCTCTTAGTTCTGCCACCATCGTAGCGAGAGACACGTCTTACCTCTTCCGAGCGATCTTCTTCGAGAACTTCTTCTTGCCCATCGCTGTGTGAATCTTCCCCGCCTTGACTTTCAGTTGGGTCTTGTCTTCCCTGATTTTGTGCTGCATCTTTCCCTCCTTATAAACACCAAAAGCGGGGCTGTTATGCCCCGCCCCTGGCTTACGGCAACGAAACTCTATTTCCCGATGTACGCCAGCCGTACCGTCTCACCGGAAAGGTTGGTGCCGGCCGCCACGTCTCCTGCGCCTGTGGCTGAACCTGTCACGAGCAATGCTGCGGTCCCCGACGCTTCTGAGGCCGTCGAAGCCGCCGCGGAATAGGTGTTGATCTTGAACACGGTCGGAGACAACGACGTGGAAATCACCGGACCTAGGGAGCCGTCCAGTTTGGTATTGGTCGTCAGCCCCTGAATGACGAGGATATTCCCCGCCGCCCAGTTGTTCTGCGATGTCATGGTCAGCAGCCCAGCCACAGTTCCCGAGGTTGCCGTGCCAACCGAGTTGGTGATTGTCGAGAAAAGACCTGTGGTTACAGGAGCCTCGCCGTTCGTCACCAGCAGAGAGGCAACAGCGACTTCGCCGGAGGTCTGCGCAATGATCGTACCTTGCCAGTTGGCCGTCCAGCCCGTTGAGGTAGCCGTGGCAACCTGCACGACAGCGCCGAGGGCGTAAACGCTGGCCGTCTTGAATGGGCCGTTGAGGTACACGAATTGCCCCGGAACCAGCGCATTAGCCTGGGTGATGGTCAGAAGATTTGCGGTCGCCAGCACTCCGGTAATCGGAGACGCCAGCGGCAGGCCGTACATGAGATTGTTGGTTGCGGTCTGCACCACCTGATACTTCAGCGTGTCCGTCGCGATGGTGTAATTCAGCGAAGACATCTGCCCGACGTTGACGGTGTATCCCGTCGCAGTTGCCGTGGCTACCTGGACGATCATGCCGTCGAAGATAATGCCCGCGCCGGAAGTCCCGTTCGACAGAACGATGAAGTTGCCAGCCTTGAGCGAGTTCGCCCCCACCACGGTCAGAAGACCAGCGGAGGTGTAGGTCGATTGCGTGGCCGCGCTCGAAAGCGTTCCCAGCCCCAGCGGAACCCCTGCGTCTGCCAAACCAGCGACGGCATTGAACCACAGGAGCTTCCACGTCTTGCGGTTGCCCAGGCCTGTCTGTTGCGCCTGGACGATGTAGTTGCCGCTCAGGGACGCGTTGCCGGAGCCGAGCACCATGTCCAGCGAGCCCAGGCCCTTGATGGCGATCCCGGTCATGTTGTTGACCACGCCGAGCGTTTCCCCGCCAGCCGTGTAGGACGCAGGCCCGGTATGATCTACCGGAAGAAACTTGCCTGCGCCAATCGGGAATGAATCAAGCTGCGTGTCGGACATTTAGAACCTCGCAATCGGCCAGGTAACGCGGCACAGGCACGCTGTGCCCGTGGTCCCGGTAGCCAGAGAATACCCCACCGTGGACTGCGTGACGGTGAGAGTTCCCGAAGCCAGGGATGTGAAGTCTGCGGTTCCCGGAACAAAGTTGACCACCACGCCATACGCGGCCGGGAAGCCAGTCGCTCCGAAGAGCAGGAAACCTGCACCGTTGCGCTGGAAGAACGCATACGGGAGAGCGGCGCCAAAGTTGGGGTCGATGCTCCAGCCAGCAAAGTCGGGCGAGTTGACATCCGCGGTCGAAGTGGTCGTGACCACTTTTCCGGTCGCCGTCTGCAACCAGAACAGCGGCGTTCCCACAGGAACCAGACCAGTGATGGCGGAGTCCAGCTGACCCCATTCGTAGGTGCCGCTGTAGAGCGGCAAGCCGATGGTCGAGGCCAGGATGATCGTAGTGCCCCCGGTTCCGCTGATCGAAACGGCGGGCGGCGCGGTATAGCCCGAGCCGACATTGGTGAACGCGTAACTGGTCAGGCCCGTCGCGGTGACGACGACAGAGCCGACAGCCTGCGTCCCCCCAGCGGGCGGGGCGCCGATGGTCAGCGTGTACGTCCCGGCGGTCATGCCCGAGCCAGCCGTGACCTGGACGATGGAGGTCAACTGACCGTTCTTGGGGTTGGTGTACAGGAGAGCGGAGCCGTCTCCGTACTCCGTGAACGCTCCGACCACCAGGCCAGTGTTAATCGGCAACCCTGTTTCCGCGTCCGTCGAACCTGACGGAGACGCACTCGCTGCGCTGTTCAGATACCCGGAAGGGATGAACCCCACTACTGTGCGTGACATAGCGATCTATCTCCTTGTTTCAGAACAGCTTCAACCATTAAATCCATACGCCTGTCCCGACATTCTCGGGCTGGGCGAGTACACGTTGATGCCGAGATTGAGCAGGAAGGCATCGTTCGTGTTGTTGTTGTAAACCTGATTCTCGCGCGCCCCGAAGAGGAAGTCCGGGTCGTCGGTCGGGCGGAACTTCCATGCCCGTCCCGTGAGTGCCCACAGCGTCTCGCCCACCGTGATCGTGGTCGAGGCGGGCAACTGGGAGGGGCTGGTCGTCCCCGTAGCAGTCGAGGCTGACGTGAACGTGGAAGTCAGGTTCGAAGTCGTGATGTAGGAAGTCGGGAAATCCGCTCCCCATGCCGCACCCGGCGTCAGGATGTCGTCGTAAATCACGGTCCCGAGGAACGCGATGCCTTCCGTGTCAGGCACAGTGGGCAGCGACTTGAACGAGTATTTCTCCCATCCGGTCGTGAACTGCTGCTGCGTCTGAAGGGCTGACAGAATATACGACCAGCCGTTCGGCGTGGTGATGGTGATTTCCGGCGAACGGCCACCGCAGAATTTGCGCTGGCGCACGAGGAAGTTGATGAGGGCGCGCACGCTGATCGAACCCGCCGTGCCATCGGGGTTGCCGAGGAACACGGGAATCGAGTTGTTCGCGTTCTGGATGGCACCGTTGCGAACCTGCGCTCCGTAGTTCACGAACACATCGCCCTGCCAGGAGTTGTTCTTGCCGTCGTTCAGAGCTTCCGCCATGCCGTCGGTGTTGTTCGTGCGGTTGCTGGCAACCTGCCCCGAAATCGCGGCCTGGCCGTGCCAGTAGCAGTCGACTTCGACGTTCGTGGAGATGGCGGCCACCGCGTTGCGGTAGTACAAGTCCTTCAGTTTGATCCGAGCGTTCGGCCCCTTGTTCTGCACCTGGAGGGAGAACGTCTCGAACATATCCCGCGAGGTGTAGAGGCGAGGCGGGAAGGCCATCGCAGCGAGTTGCTGGACATGCTCGATTTCAAAGTTGGTGCCAGGAGCCGCAGCACCCGCCGCCGGCGAACCCATGATGAAGGGTTCCTCCATCAGCTTGCCGCCGGTGAACGGGTCTACCGCGCCAATCGCCCGCATGTGCTGCTGGTACGCGGTTTCGACAAACCAGTTGTCGTAGGCAACATCAGCGATGTAATCGTTGAACGTGCTGGCCTGGATGTCGCCATTGAAGGTCGGATCGGGCATGACTTATCTCCTGTGCTTACTGGACCAAAAGATCGCGGTACTTTTCCTGCCGTGCGCGAGTCGCTTCTTCGCGGCCCTGCACGGTCTGCCATGAGTTCTGACGCTCCTTGGCAATGTTCTCAAACTTGTCGTGCTTGCTCGACCGCGGCGTGGCCAGGTCGGGGCTCTCGGATTTCGGGTGGAGTTTCGCGTACCGCTCCTCACCCTCTTTCCGCAACTTCTCTTCGTAGTCCGACTTCTCTTTGGCCTTGCGCTCGTTTTCCTTGGCCGTGAGGTCGTACTTGCGGTCTATGTAGGACCGCAGATTCTCGTTGGGGCGGCGATTCTTGCCGAAGTCTTCGTACTCCTGCTCCACGTCAAGGCCGTGTCCCAGCAGATCGCGGGCCTTTTCCGACATCGAAATCAAAGCCATGTTCGCTTTGGCGGCGTTGGCCACATCGTCTTTCCACGCATCGGTTGTGGGGGAGGGTTCAACTTTGGGCGGTTCGGTCGGTCCCGCGAGATACGCATCGGGAATATCGTAGCCCTGGTCCTTCATGGACTTCAGGTAGGCGCGGTGTTTGGCCAGTTCCGCTTCGGCGGCCGCTACCTTCTGGTCGGCCTTCAGGCCGTACGGAATGACGGTTTCCGCATTGAACCGCTTCATGTCCGCTTCGAGTTGCGTTGCCCGCTGAAAAGCCGTCTCGCCCGCCTCCGCCTTCTGGCGAAAGGACTCCAGGACCAAGGAAAATTTCGGGTTGTCGATGAGAACCTTCGCGTCCTCGTCGCTCACGCCTTCGGCTTTCAGAACTTCGGCAATTGTTGGCATGTTTGCTCCTCGCTAAATAGGTGGTGCCTGCGGCTGTTGTGGGCTTTGCGTTTCGGAGATTTTGCTTTGAATCTGCTGAAGCTGATCCTGAATCGCGCTGCTCATCGGTGTGGAAGCAGGAAACACCTTGGCGAGTTGATCGGAGGCTTTGGAGATAATGGCGACCAACTGAAGAATCTGCCCTGTCGGTGTCGCAGACCCTCCCCCACCTTGCGGTGGAGGAGCAGCCTGCGGCGCGACTTGGGGAGGGGTGGCCATTACCGCTTGCGCTTCGCCTTTTTGTGCTCCATCGACTTGAACCCGCCGTGGATATTCAGACCCCTGTGGACCTTTTTCGCGGCCTTGTGACGCTTCACTTTGTGAGTTGCCATGATGTTGCTCCTCTCGGTGTGGATTTGTTAATCGCAAAAGCAAACGGCCCAGGCCGTATGCCTGAGCCATGTCTCAAATCATCCGAGAGGACGCTGATCCAGAATCTCGCTTCGGTTTGAAGATACAACAAAATGTTGCCCGTGTGTCAACCTTTTTATTCAGGAACCTTCCGCAGTGCCGTTTTCGATCACCGTCGCGCGGCGCACTTCGGTGAAAACGATGTCGTTCATGCCCCCGTTCCCTGGGTAATTCAGCACGAGTTGTCCCCGCCACTTCTCTTTGCGGAAGAAAGCCAGCAACTGCGCCAGAGATGCGTCATCCTTGGGGCCAAGGTACTTCGCAATCGCGTGTCCCTGGGTCTTGACATCGAATTCAGGCTTAAATTCCATCGTTCTCTCCTAGTGAGCTACCACGACTCTCTGCCCTTCAGCTGAGCCTTTGGTCTTCATGTGGGCAGGCTTGTTGCCCGTTGGGGGTCTTCCAGGTTGAGCATGGTTCCCTGTCATGTTCGCGGGTTGCGGCGGTCCACTTGCACCCTGGGGTTGTAGCGCAGTCGCCAGTTCTTTCAGTTTCTCCGCGAAGACGAGTTTCAGTTTTTGCTCTGCTTCCCACTTCTCGCGGATGCTGTTGCCTGGCAAGGTTCCCCAGTTCGGCAAGTCGCAATTCTTGGCGACCGTCTCGGAGTCGATCATGAACCCGGAGCGCTGCATCTGGAGCACCAGCAACTTCTGCTTGGTCTGAACTTCGCCGTGCAGCGACCCAGGCGTAATCTGCGCGTGGATGTTCTGGCAGAACGTCTTGACCCGCTCCATGCGGGTATAAATCGAAGGTCCATTGGCAGGGTCTTCATCCGAGCCATGCGACGGCACAAGAGAGTCGGGTTGCCAGTCGATAATTTCCTTCGCGACTCCACCCGGCCCGACATACTGCATGATTCGACCCGTGGGGTAGTACTGGAGCAGGTCGTAGAGCACCATCTCCATCAGATCGCCCATCGGCTCTTCCATACCATGCGAGATGTCCGTAGCGATCGGGCCAGCTTCTTCCTGAGCCTTTTCAATCGCGGAGTCCGCCGAGGCAATCTTCGCCTTCGCGAGGTTCTTGAGAGCGTCGAGCCCGACCATGTAATCCTCATCGTCGGTCAGCGACTTCATCCACTCGAACGCCCACGCGGGGATATTGAGCAGCGCCTCAGGGAGCAAGGTCTTCATCACCTTGTCGTCCACCGGGCCATCGACGCCCAAACGTCCCCGCTCTTCGTACGGGTCGAACTTCTCCATCGTCTTGCGGGGGATTCCGGCGTCCTTGTTGTACATCATCGCCGGATCGAATCTCTGTTTCGCCGTCTGGTCCAGGCCCCTCATGAACGCCTGGCGTGCGGCGCCCAGCGACTCAATATCCGCGGCGAGAGAATATCCCGGTTCCCACGGCCACTCATCGGCGGAGAATCTCGCCAGCGGGTGCATCCCGTGCCAGTCCCAGAACGGCCCGTCAAAGAGAGGCTCCTGCATCCCCGTCTGCGTCACGAACAAACGAAGATTGGGGTAGAGAAAACAGTCTTCTTCGGTCGCCTTGCGCGTCTTCCTTATTCCTGGTTGCACAAATTCATTGGTCGGCAGTTCCTGCCCAAGAAACGGAACGACGTACGACTCAAGCGTTCCCGCCTTTCCCATCGGCCTTGGCTTCTTGCCGTCATTGACGCTCAGATCGCGGACCGTCGTGTAGCGAATCTCATCCATCTGCGCGGCCCAGTTGCCGTTCGAAGGCATACCGTCGCCGGCGCGGAAGCGTTCCGCCAGGGAGATACGGTCCTTCGCTGCGTTGCCGCTGTACCGTCTCCGAGCGACAGGACGGAGCTTCGACTGAAATTTGGGGAACTTGGCGTGCGCCTCGTACTCGGGCATGAACTTAATCCGCGTCCATACATAGGCGCCCTGCACGCTGTTGTCGTCAGGCATCTGGAAGGGAAGGGCATCGTTGCAGGAGTACACATCGAAGTCGATCCTGCGCGCCGATTTCGCCTGAAGTCTGACGTTTCTGAAGACGGGCGAGACGAACGAAAACCCTCCCGCAACCAGCCACTGCGTTGCCTTTTTGAACGCCCTCGGAAATTTACTCTCGAAGTAAACCGCGTGCCAGGTCTTATTCATCATCCCCAAAAAATCAGCAATCGCCGGATTCTCCGAGGAGTACCCATCGACGGGGCGGATGTCCGCAATGTTCGCGACGACTTCCCGCAAGGCCCGCTTCTCCCGATTCATGGAAAGCGTTGAGCGCGACTGACTGGGGTGGTCGATGAACTTGCCCGAGATCATCGAAATGGCTTTGCCGATGTCGCGGCCGCTCGTGAGGGAGGCGTTGTACTGCTCGCCCATCGAGACGACATCGTTAATCCACGCCATCTTCTCGGAGCCTTTGGCATCCTGCTCAGGGGGTTGCCACCCGCGATCTGGCCTATCCGCCGGCATCAGGCTGTCGTCTCCGCAAGTTGGGAGACGGCATTGATTTCATGGTCGGCCAAACCGCGTCGTTTGCCAGTCCCCATCTGTTCGATCTTCCCAGAGTCATATTTCTCAATCAGCAGCGCACCTTTGGTCAGGTCGGGCTCTCGGGCCAGCATGTCGTAGAAAATCGCATCTTTCCGTTCAAGGCTATGAAGAGTCTGCCGGGTCAGCCGTTCGTCTTCCTGCGAAATGCACCCCGCAGCGAGTCTCAGACGGCAGTTTGCTTTCAACTCGTCTCTCTTTCTCTGGGAGCGCATGTGCTCCTCAATCTTCATGGAACGGAATCTCTGATACTGTTGTGCCGCCATCCTGCGAGAGAAGTTTTCGATGTCCGTGCGGGTCTTACATTCGACCCTGCGCCAGCCGCGAAAGGGACGCATCCGGGTATCGGGAGCGAGCATCAACTCGCCCTTCGCATCGACGAAATAGACCACTGCTTCGTTGTCGGAGATTTGCCCTTGCATTGCGTCTACAATATACCCCGCTAGTCCGCAAACTGCTCAAAAAAAGCGTCGGCCTGGGGATTCGGGACTTTCAGAGTCCACGGAGAATAGTCCACATCCCAGCCTTCATCGGTCGCTTTGTTGTACTTTTTCTTGGCCCGTTCCGCCATCACATCCAGGTCATGCAGCGTGAAATAGCTCATGGCCGCCGCGAAGATTCGGTCATCATGCTTGCCCTGCTGGTGGTCCATCTTCGTCGCGCCAGCCTCCGTCGTTTTCTGCTCGAAGCCTTCGATTTCCTGAAGCAGCCAGCGAGAGTTGACCTCGAACCACCCACCATCCACGGCGTACTTGAACATATTGAGCAGCATGGGGCGGCTCCAGGCGTTCGTGAACCATCCCTCTCTCTGGTTCGCGTGTTCGACAGGCCGGAGAGTCTTTTTGTCGTACTCGCGGAACTTATGGTGGTTCCTGAATCCGTGAAGTTTGAGCGCGTGATAGCAGGAGTCGCCATATTTTCTTCGCTGCTCGATCACGATTCTCGGCTGGGTATCTTCCATGAACTGCCCATAATAAGCGGTGATGGCCGCAACCCAGATGTAGATTTCGACGTTCGAAATATCGTCAGAGGCGAACTCCGCAACCTGCACGTCCGGCATCGCATCTCTTCCCGTTCGCGTGACCGTGATGGCCGTCCTGTCTCCTCCAACCCCCGTGCCGGGATCAACGCCGATGGAATACATGGCCTGGTCTTCGGGGTGCTCATAGATCAGGAGTTTCTTCATCGGCTCGAACGACTTTTCTTCGGGATCTCCCAGGAGGGGCATCAGCACCCATTCGAGCCTCACATCACCGGGAGTCTTCCACGGGATGAGAATTCTTTCGCCTTTCGAGACTTCAATCGGAGCGGGGTCGTGCTTTTCCGCAATGCCTTCCCCGATGATGCCGTAGACATCAACTCGCTTTTTTCTCCGCGTCTGGATACTGGCAATCGTCTCCCAGTCGAACACCGAATCGTTCTCGCCCGTCAGCGCGTCGAAGTCGTCGCAGGGCATGTGCCGCAACCACGACTTCTCCGTGCGCCGTCTCTTCGCATCCTCGTAGTTGAACTCCCAGAACCACTGCTGCTCACGAGGCATCGTCCAGTTTTTCCCAATGATCCGGCTGAGTGATTCGGACGAATGGGCGTAGGCTTCGCACTTTGCGATGGTCCCAAGAGTCGAGAGATTGGGTTTCCAGTCCTGCGGGATTTTGAACTTTTCCAGCCATTCCTTTTTCGGATACAGTTCCGGCGTCATGAACCACGGAATAAAGAGCGGATAGAGCCTCGACAGCCCCTGAAAATAGAACTCCTTGTTGACGCGCCACTGGTCGGCCCACCAGCCCGTATTACCGTTTCCCGTTGACTCCAGAATCATCAGAATCTCCGGGCCAGAGTGGACGGCGCGAAAAAGACCTTCCTCTATCTGTGCCACAGGGTCGGTGTAATCGCAGGTTTCAGAAAGATGGATGGCAGTCGGAGTCGTTCCTTGTCCGATGCCGCCGCGAATCGCGCCCGACTGGATGACGATCTGCGAACCAACGTGGGCGAACTCCAGAATGGCCGCGCCGGACCTCTTATCCTTGGTCTGCTGCGGAGGAAGCCACCACGGAAGGTTTTCGAGAGGCGTGTACATCATGCCCATCATGACGTAGGTTTTCTGGTCGTTCGCGGAGCCGATGGCGCACTTGACGCCAGGCACAAACAACGCGCGATGTGTCATCAGGGCTTCGATGAACGTCGAAAATCCACCTTGCCGGGCTTTGAGCAGGATGATTTCGATGGACACGCCGCGGTCTTCCATGTCCTGAATGACTTTGTAGAGGACTTTCTGACCGCCGCGGAATTTGAAGCGGAAGATGCGGTTTTCTGCAGAGATGTAGTGGTAGCGGGTCAGGTAGTATTCGAAGGAAATCGCGCACATCGCCCGTTCATTCTGAATCCACCGTTCGAGAGGCCTGGTCAGTTTCTCGTCATCAAAGACCAGCTCGCCTTTTTTGTCGGTGACGTAGAGTTCTCTGAAATGGGCGTTGACTTTATCGACTTCCTCGATAGAGTGTTCAACGGGGAGCCATGAATACTTAGCTTTGAAGCGCGCGAGTTTTTCGAGAATTACCCTTTCGCAATACATCGGCGCTCACAGGCGAACAGGACAGCGAGAACGATAATCACCAAGGTCATATCTCGACCTCCACATACTCGACCTGCGGCAGGCTGACGGGGATGGGGTTGGGAGCGGGAAGTTGCGCCTGCGGCCGGAGCACGTCCTGAAGTTCCATCAGGTAGTCGTCCATGCTCTGCAACGGCACGGCATCCTCGTCAGACTCGTCTTCTTTCGACGTTCCGTTGTTCTGCTGATTGTTATTGATGATCGTGGTCGAGCCCTTGGGCATCGGAAGAAATCCAGTCGCCTTGTGAAAGATTTCCTGCGCTTTCACATCTCCGAGGGTGTAGCCGACGACATCGCCTTCCTTGTCGAAGATGGGGCGTTCTTCGATAGCAGCTTTGACCGTGGCGGCAATGACTTTGGGCTGGGCGATGGACACCATCATCTGCGTCACATCCGCCGACTGCTGCATCAGGGCGCCTGTGACGATTTCAACGAATCGACGCGCTGAGAGTCCTGCCGCTGTAAATATCTGCTCAAGGGTGAGTCTGCTTCGATCCGAAACGGAGACGGAATCGTACTTTTCAATGAACGCCTGCGAATCTGGATGCTCGTCTCCCCGTAAAGCAGCAATCGCCGCTTCCGTCGAACCCGCTCCCGCGATAATGCGATCCGTGACCTGAGGGACACCATCCATCATCTCCTTCGTGACGCCGAGACGCTTACGAGCGGCTGCTGCGCGGTCGAGCAGGTGTCCGTCCCCGACTACGCGAGGCTTCGATGGCGAGGAGCGTTTCGTGGGTTTCCTGCTGCTCCCGCGACTGCGCGCTGTAGTCGGCACGAAAGACCTCCGCTTCGCCCCTGCGTACAGGGGGTGCTAGCAGGTCATTGTAGCGCACGAACTCCCTGGCGATGCCTTCCAGCGCCGTGGCGATGCGATCCAGAGGGTCAGGCATGTTTCTTTCCCGGCTTCGTAAACGGGACTTTCTCGCGCTTCGGGCCGCTGGGAGTCTGAATCATCACCGGCATAGGGAGATTGTTCTCTTCCCGCGCGGTGTTGGGAGAGTCCGTCTGGTACTCCGCCGTAACCTGATCCTGAGACGTATCGGGACCGCCGACAATCTTCGTGCCCTGCTCCCCCCAGATCATCGTGGAGGGGGTCGTCGAACGAACGAATCCGATGCTGGCCTCGAATTTTAGGTGAAAGCCGGGGTAGGTGTGGTCATCGACCAGCGTGCAGTCGCGGTCGAGGGCTTCAGAGACTTTCTGGCGGATGATTTCCTTGATTTCCGCGCCGGAGAGAGGGTCATTCAACGTCGAGTCGCGTCCCATTCTGGTTCCTTTCGAGCCAGACCTCGATCATGGCCTGGAGTTGAGGGTGGGGTTTCTGCCGGCCCTGCTCGATCCGGTTGACGGTAGAGCGCGACACGCCAAAGACCTGCGCCAGGGCTTGCTGGCTGAGTCCGAGTCTCTGGCGTGTCTCTCGCATCTAGGTGGTCTGCGCGAAGGTAATGCTGGTCGGCGTCACCGCGGCCACGCTGGGCGTAATCGTCGCCGTGATGGTCGAAGGCGACGTAGACGGCTCAGGCGTGAACGTGCTGGTCGAGTAGGAGATTTCCAGGGGAGTCGTGGCGCTCTCCACCCAGCCACTCGGCAGAGGGATGGTGACGATCAGACCCGTGGGGTCAACGGCAGGAGACACCGCGGGGTCGTTCGCAGTAACCGTGAAGGTGGTTCCGACGGGGTAAGCGGCGCCGGAAGGGGCGAGAGTTCCAGTGAAAACGAGGGTGTTTCCGCCAATGGTGGGCAGCATGGATGTCTCCTGAAACGCGATTGTGGTTGGGGTGAGGGGCGAGAGTTCGCGGCGAATTATCCGCAACTCGTGGAGGATGTGTTGAAGCAGCGTGAGAATTTCTCGGTCGTTGTGAGGGTTATTCAGCACGTCAGTATCCTAGTCCAAACTGGTTACGCTTCGTGAGCATTATTGGCCGTTTCGAAGGCAAGAGTCGCCACCGGGCCGAGCGAAGAGGGAGCCTGCCCCATCGTGGGGAACTCGCAGGAGCGATGTTCGTAGCGGGTCCAGGTAAAAAGCAGAAAGCGCTTGTGAACGAAGTGCCAGCGATGGGTCGCGTGAATTGGCTTACGGCATTTGCGGCAGATTCTCATTGGCCAGCCTTTCCGCGATGGTAGGCTTCGACGATCATCGCATTGGCATAGGCCCGACTTCCCGGAGGGGCTTCGTCGTCAATCTCAAAAGGCTTACGCGCATCTTCGGGGGTATCTTTCCAGAAAAGCAAAGCCTTCACGGCTTCCGGCACACTAGGTTCCGGTACCTCATACATCCTGCGGACCCCACTCGGTAGCCACAGCCGCCGCTTTCGCGTAAGCGGGGTGAGTCTGCCCGAACCCGTCAGTCGTTGCCTCAGCAATGGCGTACAGTTTCTCACCCTGCTCCGGCGTCGGCAGTTGCGGGTGCTCGGACTGCCAGCGGATGAAGGCTTGCAGAACTCGCTCAATAGCTGACTCCCAACCGCTCGGATCAGCAGCCACGCATACCTTCAGAGCCTCTTCCGGCACCCTGTACTTCCTGCTCTCGGTCATGGTTTCTCCGTTTTCTGATCGCCCCGGAAGAATCCAGAGTGAACAGCGCCGTAGACGTTTTCCGCCACTCTCCGCATGATCTCTTCACCCTCCTCTTCAGTCAGGGTCATCCCGATAGGAGGAATGTAAGAGCTTATGCGAGACACAATTTCTTCACTGTGTTTTTCCATTTATCCCCTGTCCTCTCAGCCACCATTTTCATCCTGGGCATCCAGCCAGTCTTCCTGCCGCTGCTCCTCCACCACGTTCCACGCACACAGAAAACCCACCGCCAGCAGCAGCAGAAACCCGCCGCAAATCAGAATCCCGAACGTCATGCGGCCTCCTTCGGCTTCTGCGCCGCCCGCGCCTCCGCAACCATCTTCCGGTATCGCTCAGGACGCGGGTCTTTGTCCAAATCCTCACCCGGCAGGAAATTGACCCCGCACGGATTGCACCGCACATAATCCGATCGCTGACTCAGCGGCCTTTTACAAAGCGGACAAGGTGAGTCTTTCATCTCCCCGCCTTCCCGATTTTCCTTCGCCAACTGGTCCCGGATCGTCATTACCCATTCATGGTCTTCCATCGTTCCCCCTTGCGCACGTCATGCAATAAAATCCATCTCCCTTTTTGAAGCAAACATGCCCCAGCTTAGAACACATAGCCGTCATCAATCCCGGTTTGGCTTCGGCTCCCTCAACTTCAGCCACTCGCTCCGGCGGGGCGACCTCAACGATTTCCTCCGGTCGTGCGCGTTTCCTCCCACCCTTCCCGTTACCCGTTTGTTTGCGTCTCGGACAATCCTCCGCGCTACTCGAATCTTTCGCCGCCAATTCCACTCCAATTCCGTCATGTTCCCGTGCAGAACCATTCTCGCTACCTCTCACAAACTGATACCAACATCGACAGCACTTCACCGGGCTCGCCACCCTGCGCCCGTTTCTCATGCCGCACTTCGGACAGACCACCATTACCCCATCCTCACGTAAAACCACTCCGCCAACACCAGCAGGTCGATGTTCCCATGCACCGCAATCGTCCATTCCCTGTTTGGAATCTCAAACGCGGCCAGGTCTCGGTTCCTGCCCAACTCCACCTTGATCGCCTCCGCCAACTGCCGTACCTTTTCTTCCCTCAACATAGCTCCATTCCACCACCACCACCACCACCATGTCAAGAGAATTCGTCTCCGGGCCGAAAATGGGGTCTAAAGCAGTCCGAGCCATCACGCCGCCCGCATCAGGACAACTTATTCGCCCCTCGACAATCCGGGCCAACTGACCTTCCTGGACAGATTCATCCCTCAATCAAATCAACAATATCGCCCATTTCGGCAATTCGGAGATGGCAAACGGGCGCTCTGCCGGCCTGTAAATGCCTGATTCTGCACGATCCGCCAATCATCTGCCAATCCGCCGCGGATCCCCTGCCAATCGGCAAGTCTCTCATTCCTATAGCGAACCGAACGCTCGTGAGTGCTGAGAGCTACCCCACACCACAGGTGAAGTCTTCCCAAGTTGGGAGCTCGTGAGGAGCAGAAACGTCTCCACATATAAGGATAGGTGAGAATAATTGAGAATGAGTGAGGACTTCTATTGACGAGTAAGGATTGATTGGGTATTGTAGGTGAATTGGGATACCAATCCCGTACAGAAGCCAAAGAGAGGAAATCACAATGCCAACCGCCACAGTTAGCATCGCTGAGTTCGTAGCAGTCAACCGCATCACCATGACCGCGCAGCGCGTGAGCGCGAATCCCAACATGCAATCTGACACTCGCATGGACCACTGGAAAGTTCAGTTTTCGATGGGGCGCAAGCGTATGACCGCCTATTTCTCAATGGGTTTGGGCCACAACGGGCGGATGCCTGAAGCGGAAGATGTTCTCGATTGCCTCGCGTCCGATTCTGCCAGCGTCGATAACGCGCGCGGATTCGAAGATTGGGCCAGTGACTTCGGATACGACACGGACAGCCGCACTGCGGAAAAGACGTTCAAAGCCTGCGAACATGCTGCCACGCGTCTCAGTAATTTCCTCGGGTCTGGTCTGTATGCCCAACTGCTTTGGAACACGGAGCGCCTCTAATGTCCGCCGTTCCGTTCCTGATTAGCACGCAATGCGCACCACAATCGCTGGTAGAGAAGTACAGACCGCGTGACCTTGCTGACTTTGCTGGTCTGTCGAAGCCGAAAGAACTGATGAGGTGGTTAGCCGAGCGCCCGTTTTCGAGCGCGTGGATTTTCGTCGGGCCGTCCGTTACGGGAAAGACTTCGATGGCCCTGGCTTTAGGTGAAGCGATTCCCGCAGAAGTCCAGCATGTTGCCTCGCAGGAGTGTAACGTCGCCCGCGTTGAATCCACCTGGGCGAACTGCTTTTACCACCCGTCGGCCGGCAAACGCTTTTGGCTCAATCTCATTGACGAGGCGGATTTGATGTCGCCGGCCGCCCAGAATAGCCTCTTGTCGAAGCTGGACAGTACCACACCCGCTCCCGATACCCTCTGGGTCTTCACCTGCAATGACACGTCCCGGTTTGAGCCTCGCTTTCTCAGCCGGTGCAAGGTGGTGGAGTTCTCAAATTACGGGATTCAGAAAGACGCAACTGACTTGCTTGCACGCATCTGGGACGGAGAGACGGGCGGCAAGACTCCTCCGAACCTTGCCCGGATCGTGAAAGAGGCAAATGGGAACATCAGGGCCGCTCTGATGGCGCTCGAAATGGAGATTATGCTCGCATGAACGGCCACACGTTTACCCCGCTCAAACCCGGTTCCAACCGCTGCTCTGTCTGTGGCGGCTGGTCCGATCATCCCTGTCACTCGAAAGAGTTCTGGAGTGGCGCCGACCGTGAGCGCGAAGAGACACGACTCCGCGAAGCTGCCCAACGCATGACCCTGGAGATGCGAACACCCAGGGCCAATATCAGCGGCGCCGCCGGCACGATGGAGCGCATGAGCCCTTTATTTTTCGGCAAAGGCGAGAATCCCGGTTTGTTCTGAGGCGCTATGAAACTCCTTTTCTCTCTGTGGTTTGGCCCGATGAAACGCTGCAAACACTGTGGAACCATCCGTTTATCCGCTGACATGCACCATGCGTTCGGATATGGCTGGTTCTGCTCCGAATCTGAATTGCAGGACTATCGCGTGGAGGTTGGATCGTTATGACACAGCAACTGGACCGGGATTTTTTGACCGTAGCCGAAGCCGCCGAGTATCTCCGCTGCTCCTCGTGGACTGTGCGCGAGCTCATCAAACGCGGGATTCTGGAAGCCTCGCGGCTGGTCCCCAGAGGCAAAGTCCGAATCTCCGCCGTTTCGATTGAAAAGGCGCTCCAAAAACGTCACTGATCGTCACGAAAGGCCGTCATGGATGCCGTGCTCTATCTCCGCTGCTCGGGAGAGTCGCAGATTGAAGGCGACTCTTTCCCCAGACAACGCGCGTCAATTCAGAAGTTTGCGAAGGCGCAGGGCTTTGAATCTGTCCGCGAATTTCGCGATGAAGGCGTGCCGGGAAAGACGGAGCTGGAAGGCCGCGCCGGGTTGTCCGAGTGCATCGGCTACGTCCGCGAACATGGCGTGTCCGTCGTCCTGGTCGAGTCTGCCGACCGCCTGGCGCGCGATCTCATCGTCTCTGAGTTGCTGATTCGGGAGTTTCAGAAGATTGGCGTGCGCGTCATTGCCGCGGCCGGCGGCGTGGATCTCACCGAGGGCTCGAACCTCAACCCAACCGCGAAGCTGATTCGGCAGATTCTGGCGGCTGTGGCGGAATTTGAGAAAAACTCGATTGTGTTGAGGATGCGCGCCGCCAAAGACCGCATCCGCGCCCGAGATGGCCGCTGTGAGGGCCAGAAGCCCTACGGAACGCTTCCAGGCGAGCAGAGCATTCTCGACGCCATGCGCTCCATGCGAATGAAAGGGGCCAGCTTCGCTGACGTTGCCGCGTCCCTCCAGCAGCAGGGATGCCTGACACGCTCCGGCCAGCCGTGGAGAGCCTCGACCGTTTGCAAGATACTCGCTCGCTGAAGAGTGTCAGGCAAGAGGAGAGGAATAATTGAAATAGTTCTTGACACCTTTAGCTAATTTTGCTAACGTTTTGCATATGGAGACAGCAATGACCGAATACAGTCCAGGCGCCGTTCAGAAATGGCCTTCCATCCCTGAATCTTTCACTTGCTCAGTCGCCGGGGATAGTTCCTACAAACTGTTTTCTCCCGGTTTTGGATGGGTTATCCGCAATGTCAACACAGGCGTAATCGTCTGGACGTGTGAGCCTTGCAGCGCTCACGAGGCGATTATAGCCGCCGAATTCGACGGGTTTGAATTCGCATGAGGAAATCGTACAGCACAGATCATTTGCTCAAAGTCCTGAGAAGGCGTGTGGATATAGGTTCGCTGCGAAGCGTAGCGCGGGAGTTGGAGTTCTCCGCTCCCTATATCCACGATATTCTCAATGGCCGACGCCAGATGAGTGAAGAATTGGCTTTGCGCCTCGGGTTCACGCTGATTGAGATGCCACCACAAACCCGCCGCTGGAAGTTGACCATTGGCGAGACCTGCACAACCGAATGGGAGCGCAAGAACTGGCCTCAGGTTTAGTTCCAGCCAACTCAGTGGAGAACCTGCTCCGTAATGGAGAGAAGTGAAAGGAGTTAGACCGTGATTGTGAAGCAGATGAGCGCAAAGAAGTTCGAGACGTTTTTGGTCAAGAATGACGCTTGCGGCGAGGCAATGGAGTGGTATCGCCAGCAGCCGAAGCGTGACCTTCGTAGCATCGTCGCTGCGGTTGCCTGTGCCCATTGGCTCGCGTGGGTGGTCACGAAGTCTCTCAGAGAGGGTCTCATCACGCTGCCGCAGTACAACCGTCTTTTTCAAGACCTGGGGCATGACGTTTATTCGTGTTTGGGATGCATTTATCGTGTCGATGAACTCCGCAAAAAGATCACCGTCCGGTAGTTCGCGCTTAGGGAACAGAAAAGGAGCCGCAACAATGAAGCAGAATCAATATGTTACGAAGCCGATGAACGAGCGGAACACGCCTCGCAAGTGTGTTGAATGTGGGCAACCTGCGGGATGGTTCCGGTACAAAGTCGATCAGCCGGGTCCGAAGCATAAGGGCTTGGACGAAAGCTCACGCCAGCCTGTGTGTGGCGATCACGCTCTTTAACCGTTCAGCGGAGCCGCTGAAGAAGGACAAAGCGATGAAGTATCTGATTGATGAGATTGAGCTTGCTGGCAATACCAAGGGGCATTGGGCGAAATTGAGCCTCTACACCGTTGCCTCGTTTGGCGGCATCAAGCGCAGTTGCATTCTCGTGGTCGCGTCCGAATCCGCAGAGAATCTGAAGCCGGGCATGACCGTCGACATCACCATTCGCGCTCCGTTCCACATCGAGGAAGCCGTTGAGGAAACCGCTCTGGAGTCCACGCTGGAGACGCAGAAATGACGCTGAAACAGGAACTTAAGCCATGTCTGTTCTGTGGTAACGCTGAAGGCCGAGAGCCTGAGAAGTATGGCGTTTATGTGTGGCAGGAACGCCGCTTTCGCGGGGATCAGACCAAAGGCGCATGGACCGCTGAGTGCCGCAATTGCGGTGCTTCCCTGCCGGGCTGGGATACGGAAGAAGCCGCCTGCCAGTACTGGAACGAGCGCAACGCAGACGCCTTTGATGACCTCGTAGCAGCACTGAAAAGTGCTTTGCCGAAGATCATTGATACGCCAACAATCAACCAGATTCGCGCAGCCTTGCGGAAGGCAGGCCGGGAATGAAAACAACTGCTTTTGTTTCCATGATGGTTTTCTCCCTGGGAGCTGCGTTCACCTTTGAATTTGCCCAGCGTGGAATGACCATCGTCTTCGTGGCGGGGATCTTCATCGTTGGCGTAGACCAGCTTTGCCAGGCTATTCGGGGCAAGCCATGACCCTGCGCCTGGTGTCCTTCTTCTTCGTGGCCCTGATTTGCGTCATGGTGCTGGGCTTCCATCACGTTCTGGACTCCTCTACACAAGAGGTTCAGAAGTTGTCTGAGCAGGTCAAAAAGAAAGAAGGCTGGGAATAATGGCTGATATCAAGCAAGCAGCGAAATGGTTAATGGAAGGGAGGCGCGTTCGTCGCCCCCATTGGGAGGATTTTCTCGGCGTCGAATTCGGCTTTGCCGATGATGAGCAAATCCTGTGGCATTGCGATCATTTGACCGACGATGGAGAGCCTTGCGAACTCGAAGGCGACACGTACGAGGCCGAACTGGCAGACCTGCTGGCCGAAGACTGGGAACTTGTGGAGGCGGCCCAATGACCCAGGTCGAGCAGGATGTGCTGCGCTGCCCTGATTGCGGTCAGGTCCTGGTCCAGGTGAAGGGTTTCCTGGGCTACCCACGCTGGAAGTGTCCGGGGCCACATGAAGAACCCGAACGCGAATCTGGCTTGCCCAAACGCTTCCACGGCGACGAGTACCGCTATCTCATGGACGCGTATGGGCTGCGGGAAAAGGATTTTCACTAGAGCTGGTTTACAGGAGGGGGAGAAGAGACATGGAACTAAAAACTTGTTGGGGCGAAGTCATCTTTGCACTGGAAGGCGCGAAGACTGTTTTTGAACTCGTAACCGCTGCGGTTGCAGCAAAGAAATCCCTGCGCGGTGCCGTCCTGCGCGGTGCCGACCTGAGCGATGCCGACCTGAGCGATGCCGACCTGAGCGGTGCCGACCTGAGCGATGCCGACCTGAGCGGTGCCGACCTGCGCGGTGCCGACCTGCGCGATGCCGACCTGAGCGGTGCCGACCTGAGCGATGCCGACCTGAGCGATGCCGACCTGAGCGGTGCCGTCCTGAGCGGTGGAAAAATTCAATCGCTTCGCGTTTTCACTGGCCTCTATCGTTATGAGGTATGGGCTATTCTCTTTCAGGATGGCACCAGAATGGTGCGGATGGGTTGCCTCTGGAAGACTTTGGAGGATTGGGAGAACGTCGGTATCCGCAAGAGCAATCCGAGCGAATACCCAGACAACGGTTCCGAAGTCAGCGAGGAGCGCGTCAGGGCCTTTGAGTTCGCCAAAGACGCTGCATTGCGGATGAAGTTGCCTGTGTCAAAACCCGTGGAGGCGGCCCATGAATAGCCCCAAAAGTCCGAATGTCCGTTTATTTTACCGTCTGCCCGGCTCGGCTCACGTCGATCTTGAGGCTTCCCTGCCTAGGATTCAGTGTGGCATCCGACGCGCTGGATGGTGGACGAGGCTGTGCGATCTGTTCTGGGGGCGCGCATGAAGGAAAATACCCTGACATATCGCAGGCATGGTTCCACATTTGCCTACGCTGAGTTTAGAGAAGATGGTTGGCCCTTGTGCCCTGTCTGCGGAGAAGACGAACTGTACTCTCTGACGATTCCAGCCTCCGCAAATACTATCGTGGGCTGCTATAACTGCCACTTTCGAACGGAGCGCCAGCATGAGCGAGTGGATTAGCGTCAAGGATCGGTTGCCGGAGGAGCGCAAGGATGTTCTGGCTTATTTCAGCGAGGCAGGCTATTACGTGACCTCGTGGTTTAAATGGGACACGATGCCAGAGCCATTGTGGTCACCAGCTATTCCCGCTTGGGGAAAGGTGACGCACTGGATGTCGTTGCCGGAGCCGCCCGCAATGAGCGACCGGGTATGGTTCCTGATGCGGAAGGCCGAGCGGGAGCCGGACTTGCTCAGAAAAGCTGCCATCCTCCAGCAGGCCGAAGGCTGGAGAAGACGCGAAGCACGAGAGAAAGAGGCGAGGCATGGAACGTGTCCTGAGGCGCGATAGGTCGGGTAGGGCAATCCTCTGGCAGTGTTCAGAGTGTGGCAAACCATTCGACCTCGGCTGGGGTTGGCTCTGCAATCGCTGCATTGCCGAAGCAGAACGCCATAGAGAAATTGTGGATGCGCTCAACCGAATTGCCGCCTCTTCTGAGGCACGGAAAGAAGAGTCAACGCCCGAGCGGTAACACCCTTCCCGCTCCCACTTCCATCAAAAAGGCCAACATCCCCGTCCACATCATCGTACGGCCAATCTCTGCCAACTTAGGATTCACGCACAAGGCGTACATCAGCACGCCAATCAAACACACGAGCAAGGACAGATAAACAATCACACGCTCACCTCTTCCTGCGCCCTAAGAGCGTCCTGAGAGGCTAAGGGATGCTTAACAGGGCCAGAACATCGTTGATCGCATCGCCCGCTAGGACCATCTCCGTCGTGTAGCGCAACAGCCTCCAGCCGAGGAATACCGCCAGATTCGCTTTCCGGCAGTCCGCTTCATAGCCCTTGCCGCGCGTGTGCCGCCCGCCCGTCCAGGTACTGCCCTGAATCTCCACGAGGATGCGCTGCTCCACGAAAGCGAAGTCGAAGCGATGTTTGGTCTTATCGGAGATTCGGTATTCGCGCTCCGGGGTCAGTTTCTCAGCGCGGCAATGGAGCGCAAACGCCTCTTCTCCCACACTTCGCGCCCGCGGAACTTCTACTTGCTCGGACATGGTTTTCCTCCCCGATGTTCCCAGTCGTGGCACCAGGGGCAGACCCACAAATGCCGCTGCTGGCCGTTCTCCATCCAGCCGAATCGACGCTTCGCCAGAACGTGATGCAAATGCCCCCGTTCCAGCAGATCGCCATCCATAGGCAGCACCCTGTTTTGGGAGCACAACGGCGACACCCGGAGCTGGCACATCCCCGAAGCACGCTCCCGGCAGTATTCCCGCGCTGCCTGCTTCTCGGCCGGCGTAGGCTCCCCGCGCCTGAGTCTGGAGCGTGGCCGAATCAACGAGAACCGCTTTCTAGCGCGTTCTGTGCCGTTTCAGGGGCGTCGGAAGCCTCCGAGTGAGGCTGGGATACCTCCAAACGCGCCATAAGCCTTCTGGCTATCATTTCGGGGATTTGGGGCACTACGGCGTTTCCAAGGGCGTGCAATCTGTGTGCCCTATCGGGTATCCCATCAGAGCCTCGACAAACGTAGGGTGTGGGTAAGTCCCGCCATACCGCCTTTTCAGGAAATGTTTCAGTTCCCCATCCCTTCCCAAAGGCGCTCCACCCTTGTAGTCGCTCGCTGTCGGGGTAGGCCACAATCCACACGCGCTTTCGCATATGTGGCGCACCAACGGCACACGCGGATACAACTTCCCATTCCGCGTCGTACCCGAGGCTGGCCAAGTCTCCAAGAACTCGGCCCATTCCCCGTTCAAGCAAAGCTGCGACGTTCTCCACGACGACGAAACGGGGTCGTAGCTCACCAATGATTCTGGCGTATTCACTCCATAGGCCAGAGCGCTCTCCGTCGATTCCGGCCATGCGGCCGGCGCTGGATATGTCCTGGCATGGAAATCCGCCGGCGAGAACGTCAACTGGCCTAAGGTTATAGCTTCCAACTGTTCTGACATCATCGAACCTTTCCGCCTTTAGGAAGTGCTTTCTCAGCACGCCGCGGCACCACTCGTTTATTTCTACCTGCCACGCAATCTCAAAGCCGGCACGCTCAAAGCCAAGATCAAATCCCCCTATGCCAGCAAACAGACTGCCCATCGTCGGCCTCATCTCTTCCCCCAGACCTTCGTTTTCAAATAATCAGCGATTTGGGCGATCTGCCGCCACAGGTGAGCTGTCTCTGAAGGGGTCATCGGATTTCAATATCCCCGTAGACTTCCGAGATGGTGAGCTGCTTTGGCTTTTGCTTTTCAGTTTCGATCTTTGGTTGGGGCGGCTCCGCTTTCTTTGGCCAGACGTTTTCTCGCAGATAACCCGCGATGGCTGCAACCTGCGACCAGACATGCTCGACGCCTTCTTTCGTCATACCAGATACCACTCCGATCCCGTCCAGCGGTAGACGTGCCAGATCCCAACTCCGTCGTTCACGAGGCGCGTTTGATCGCCCGTCATGCGCCGCGTCAGCCTCGCCAGTTCGCGGGCCATCGCCTCACACCGAAAGACTACTTTATCCGGTGAGACTCCCGTTATCACATCCCCCTCCTTTGCTGCCCAAAAATCAGGAATTCGTTTCGTCAAACGGTAATGCGCTCTGAGTCACGTTGACCTTCTGAAATACGGAGAACATCCGCGTCCGCCGCGAGTATCCGGTCACGACAGCGAAGAGGCCGCAGAGTTTCCAGTCTGTCCGCCGATAGGACGGATAGTGGTAGGCGAGGAATCCAAGATAGCCGTTGGGGTTCAGCACGCGATGGCATTCTTCCATAAACTTCCTCTCCGGGAACTTGGCGCACCCATAGAGGCGGCTGTCCTCTTCAGAGTAGGGCGGGTCACTCAGAATCAGGTCGAACGTCCCGGCATCGAACGGCATGTTTCCGCAGTCCCCTTTGAACATCGGCTTCCGCATGTCATCTTCGTAGATGTCCAGCGTCACATGACCTTCTGGCAGGCCAACCAAGGATCCTGACGGGGCATGGAGAACCGTTCTCGCATTGGGAAACAGAGCTGAGGCTCGCTTGAGAAATGTCGGCGGATACTGCCCGTACATTCCGGATTTCGTGAACGATGTGCCGCAGTACCACACGCCATAGGCCCAACCCTTATCCACGACGGAGATGGGCACCCGTTTCATCACGCGATTTAGGTTCGCTACATCCACTCTTTTCTCCTTTGCTGCCCTGTACCTGGGGCCGTCAGGACACATCTCGGGCATTCCCTTTGGAAAAGGGACTTCTCTGCTGTTCCCTGCATCTGATCGGCTCCCCGTACTGCCCGTTTTTCCCGTTTCCAAATAGGACCAGGACGTATGCCCGTTTGCGGTATCGACTAACCGCCCGTTGCCTGGGAAAACTGACCCTGAGGCCAGAACATGACTTTGAGGAGTGAATCACAGATGATTGCCGATGCCACTCGGCCAGCCGCTCCGATATGCGCCCTTTGGCCCCCACGAGAGAGGCGGTATTCGCCGGAGTGATGACAGGTGCCTGGATTTGCAGAGGTAGCTCTACTCCTGAAGCGGTCTGCTCTCGCGGGAGGATCGCCGTGCACGAGCCGCGTCCAGGGGCATGCTGGGAGAACACGAATTGTCCGTATTTTTGCCAATCACGGTTACCTAGACACTTGCAATTTAGCATCAAACCTCCTAGTATTCAAGTGCGGGGTGTGCCTGCCGCCTCGCTTCATGGGAACCTAGACAATTCACACGAAGCACCCCGCTCCTCTTCACCGCCGCTCACCTCCGGGTGGGCGGTTGGTGTTTTCAGCGATATAAAACTCCGCGATAAAGTCCTCCGCCGCTCGTCTGCTCGTCAGGTTCTCTACCCGCATACACAACTCAATCGCCTCCTCCATCAGTGTCTGCGCGGCCAGATGCTGCTCTGGATGGGTCACGGCGATGCACGCACGAAACTCCTTTTCGCTGAGATTCTTTGCATGTTCCAGCACTTCCGGGTCGCTGCGCACCCCCGTTGACAACTGAGTCAACAGTGCAATGTTGCACCGCGGAATCTCCGCAAGCTGGTCGGTCGGGACGGCCTGCAATTCACGCACAGCCTTCATCGCAGCGAAGCAATCCCGCCGGGAATAGGGCGCGGCTCCGCAGACCCAACGCTCAAACGATTCGTACTGCTTACCATCTTGATTCCTGACGTGCTTCCACAGCTCCCGCTCCTGCATTTCGACCAGAATCAGCCCCCGCTCCACGAATCCGTGCTTGTACTGGACTTCAAGAACGCGCAGCCTGGAATCGAGCATGTAGGCCGCTTCCCAATCGGGGATGGAACGCATTGCGATCAACGTCAGTTCGGTGACTTCCTCAGTCATAGAGGCTTCCTGAACGGCGCATCGGGGTTGTTGGCCTGGTAAGCCAGGATTCGGTTGAACGTCGCCTCCAGCAGCCTGTGACGGGCTTCTGTCTCCTCGATAGAGAGCAACTGAGCCAGCGCAATCGCCAGCTCCCAGTCCTGCCAGTAATCCTCCAAGCGGTAGCGCATGAACTGGCGTATCCGGCAGAGTTCGGTAGAGCGGTAGTAGTCGCGGACGTTCAATTCTTCGCTCCCGGAAGCCCCATCCTGCCGAACGGCATATCCGCCGGGGTGAATCGAGAGACACGTTTGCGCTGATTGGCTTCCTGCTGGCACTTCCGGCAGGTGCCTACCTTGCCCGTGCGCTGACTCGTAGGGAATAGCTGAATGTCTTTTTCCAGTTTGCAACTGCGGCAGGTGCGGATCATGCGTTCGCTTCCTTCACGGCCTCGTACCAGCATTGGCACTGAGTGAGGTCTTCGTGGAGCAGCCGCAATTCCTGCACGGTCCTGATGAACTCGCAGGCCGAGCGCAGCACGCCGGGATCGTCCGACGCATCTGCCTGCTTCGCGACGTGTCGGCTCAACTTCAGCAACGCTTTCGATGGAAACTCACACATCAGAATTCTCCGTGGTACTGATCTTCCACATCGAGGCCCAGCCATCGAGCAAACCACGCTAGGCAATCAGCCCATTCATGTCCTTCGATAGTGGCGACCTGTTGATTGAGGACATCTTCACGCGCTCCCCAGACACGGGACTTGTGCATCCCGCGCAGAGGCTTTCCGGTTTTCTTGTGGACACAGGGAGCGTCCGGCAAAGCCTCGCACTCCCTGCACGCCATCAGAACGGCACGTTCTCTGACCTGGCCCATTTACGAAGTCGCGTCGGGCACCAGTGTAGCGAAATGCTTGTGGATGAGATTGGAGAGCGTTTCGTTCGCCGGGCGCGGGCAAATGCCACCCTCCGACTTGGCGTGCGTCTCCAGTTTGGCGTGATGTGCTTCGGTGAGGTAGACGGTGAGTTTCTTCATACCCGGCTTCGGTTTGACGATGCGCGTGCGCTTGATTGCTTCAGGCATTGCTTTCCTCTTTCTTGATGAATTTTGGGCAGTGACATCCGGTTGCGAGACACAGACCGCCATTCAAACCAGCATGGTCGAAATGGCTGTGTCCGCAGGTGCAGACCGCTTCAGGATCACTTGATGCGGACATTGCGCGTTCCCTCCCGCAGTTCGAACAGGATGAGTTCCGGAAGGTCTTTGCGCGTCTCCGGGTCTTTGTAGAGTTGCACCGTCTTCTCCCGATCCAACTCCATCTTGACGCGCACCAGATCCGGCCGCTCCTTGTGCAGCATCTCCGGCGTGACCCCTGGAATGAGGTCGGCGACAACTCGGTCAGCACTCTTCTGCGTGTAGACCGTAAACAGGGGCGTCTTGACCTTGCCAGAGAACGCGGTATCGAGGCACGCCGTCATTCTGTGCTTCAGGCGGTCCACTTGATTGTCGAAGTCCTTGGCGCGGTCCCGGAGTCGCTGCGCTTCGGTTTCACATGCGGTTGCATTCTGCTCCAGCGTCCGAACGACCATCGCCGCTCGTTCGATAGCAGCGGGGCCGTCCACCAAAAGCGCATCCAACCGCGCTTCCAGTTCAGGCGTCAGTTCGCCTTGCGCTTCTTCGAGCAGATCGAATATCTGCAATCCTTCAACGCTCACTTCGTAGAGAGAGAGTTTCGTCACTTGGCTGCTCCTTCCGTGTAATTACCATCCAGGCGGTTGACCTTGTAGCCGCGTTTCTTGGCTACTTCGGCGGCGGCGATGATGAACGCTTTGCTGCGATCCTTCATCTTGGGAACTATGTTGGCGTTGAACGTGTCTACTGTAGTACAGGCGGCAAACTCCGCTGCCCACAACGCCGGATCGTCCTTCACGACTTCTGCTGGCGCCTCCGGCGCAGGGGGTTGCTCCACCATAGGCTCCGCTGGAACAACAGGCGCATCCTTGCCCTTCTCCAGCCAGCCGTTGATGCGCTCCGCGATCTTTGGGTCCGAGAGATTGACCACTTCCTCATTGAAGAGTCCGGTGCGGTCTTTTGACACCGCGCCCTTGTGGTCCATCTCAATATCGAAGACGAGTGTGAACTCGTAATCCATCTGGTCCCGTTGAATCGGAGCCATCCCGATCTTCTTGGGCACCTGTTTGCCTTTGTCGTTCGCCGTCAGGATGTAATCCTGCTTGGAACGCATCGTGCAGATGGTGTGGATAGGTGACTGCTGGAGAGCCTGCTTAAACGCCTCATGCTCCGGTGTGAAGCTGGCCCAGTTCGCGTACCCGTTGCTTCCGGGCCGGCGGTCCATCTCTTCCTTGCGCCGAAGGATTCCACCCTCGCCGTCCCACTGCGGGGTGATGGAGTCGATAATCAGCACATCATAGCCGCCCTTGACTGCCGCCTCGATGCACTCCAAATAGCGGCCCGTTCCAAACGGAGGTCCAAGCGGAATCGTGTCGAAGTCGAAGCTGTCAGCGTAGAGTGACGCTGATTCGTTCTCCGTGTCGATCAGGCATATTTTGCCTTCCGGCCAGAGGTTCCTTGCAAGGGCGAGTGCGCCCCATGTTTTGCCTGAGCCGGATGGACCCTGTACGGCCATCTTGAGCTTCACGCGTTTCTTTTCTGCCTTGTGCGGGGTTGGAATTGCCACGGTGTTCTCCTTTCCGGGATTGCAGGGTGTCTGCCTCTCCGGGTTGCGGGTTATTTCGCGCGAAGTTTCTGATACCGCTTCGCCAGTTTTTGAATCTGCTCCCAATCGGGTGAGTCGTCGGACAGGCACAGCACGGCCAGTTCATCGCCCACCGTCAGAGCATCCCCCTTGACCGCCTTCTCCGGCTTGCCCGTTTCCTTCCGAACGTCGGCCACTGTGACGCTGCCCTTCTCTTCG